CTTGCAGCTGCATGATTTTCTCCTGAGCCTGAGCTAATTCCAACAGAAACTTAGCTGGCGCAGCGAACCCTTGACGAACCGAAGCATTCAAATGCTATTCTGTTTCTGCGAGGGTTGGCCGGGCTTGCTTTGCTGTTCTCTCCGTCGCCCTCGCTGTTCCAAGACCAGCATTTGAATGCTGTTTGTCAGGGGCAGCGGTCGGTTGGCGGATTTTTTCATTTTGGGGCTTGACTTTTAATAGTTAGTCTCCCGAACGATTGTTACATTCCCACAATGAGGGCAAGTCGTCATCACTCCGTCTGGAATATTGGTATACTGTGCTCTTTTACGGACCCACCATTCGGTCGGCGCTTCAAAATGACTACCACAGGAACTGCAGACAACTGTAATAAATTGTTCATCGTTCGAGCTTTTCATCTTTGGCACAAACCTATCATCCAATTCCGGGTGCGTCACGCGCTGGTTAAGAGCCCAAAGCAAATTCCAGCAGGCAGCTCGCAGGTGGTCCTCGTCGTCCATTCCGACCATGTACTTCGCCAGATGCCGAGAAGCACTATCCAGCAGCGAATGCAGCGGGATGCCCTTATCAACATTGTGTTCGCCGTATTTCAGTGCGCCTTCTTCGCAGTGCTTGCTGACCTCCATGATGCCATACCAAGGCAAAAGATCCATCCGCCCCTTTCCTGCATGCATATCACGCTTGGCACCGGTTTCAAATTCGGTGCGGTCGCCAGAGTCCTTAATCATTGTTCTCTTCCTCCAGCGTTCTCATCAGGGTAATCGCCCGTATCGTCAGTACAATAAAGTGACGAAATTCCGGATCGGCAGTTGTCCGTGTAACGACCTGATTTGCCAGTTCATCTTTGTTGGCATACGTCAAGATTTCATCTTTAACCTTTTTGAGTTCGGCTTCTGCAACTTTCTTTTCAAGTTCTTTCATTTTTCAAATACTCCTCTCAAATTTGATGTAAAATTGTTGATACTAGACGTAGCATCTAAAATCGTCGCTCCTAAATCTGCGAGACCGGCATTTAAGAAATAAGCACTCTTAACAAGTCCTTCATGTCTCAGAGCTACTTTTTTTGCCCCGTTTAATTTTTCTCCCGGAATCATGTAGCGAACGTTTGTGCACATGCTCCAGCGCCAGTCCATCATTTTATTGTAATCTGCCCGGTTGTTCGGAGCGGCACGAAAGAACTTGCTTAACATAACGGTAGCTCCGCCAAAGCCGTTCCTGCGCCTGTAAATCTGTTTCAAGTGCTTCTTCGACAAATTTTGCATCAGACAACCTCCAACACCTGCTCCGGCGAATAAATGCCGAAGAAGTTGTACTCACCAGATTCCTCCAGTGAAACTCCGATGAAATATCCAGCCTTGCCGCAGAATGTTACATAATCCAAGCCGATTTCAGTAGGATTGCGAAAAATATACATTTTCAGCGCATTTCCAAACGTTCTATGCTCCTTACATCTGCTCTCCAGCATCCGGTCGATTTTCTTGATTGTTTTCTTCGATGGGTTGCACATTTTTCTTGACTCCTTCATATCGAACAAATATTCCGCATTTGAACGTTTCGCCCGCCCAGTGCAAAACCTTTCCCGATTTCAATGCCTCAATATCGCTATCAGACAGCATGAGAAAAACATTTCCAAATGCTGACTGTTGCCGACAAACATCGAGGGTCTCGTTTAATACTTCGAGCTTTTCGTCAAACCATTGTTCAATGAGTTTTTCGGTAACGCCACACACTCGCCCGTCTTCCATGCAATAATCATATCTCGTGCACATCGGACAATTTTTATATGCCATAAAATTTCCTTTCGTTGAACTTTTTCTTTTCCATCAGGGCTCTGCCGATTGCAAGATCAATACCAGCCCTGCTCTTCAGATGATAGTAGAACAGGTTCTTGTAAGGTGTGTTCAGCCGGTCGATTCTGCCTGCAGCCTGCTCCATAATTTTGTAGGAGTAGTTCTGCGAGTAGAATATGACGGTATCGGTCTTGATGCAGTTCCAACCTTCTGCGCCCGCATTGTACTGGACCAGGTATACCCACTTCTTACCGTCAGGGATTGGCTGGTGCTTATGGCCGTTCCATTGCGCTACTTCCGCATCACCGCCATAGGGCAGATTCATGAGAATATCCAGCTCATAATCGAAATTATAGAAGATTATGACTCTGGGGCGGGTCATGCAAATATCCAGAACTTTTTGCGACCTAGTCAGGTCTGTGTTCACCAGTTTCCGCAGCAAATAACAAAACTCGCTGGCGGTCTCAATGGGTTTGTTTTCCCACAGGTTCCAGCGAGTTTTACAAATTTCCAGATACTTAGGCTTGTCATACTCGACAAAAACATTCTCATGGTGAGATACAGTAGGTCGCTCAAAGTCCATATCTACAAGCACCCGTTCACGCAGGCGTACCAGTCGCTGGGTGTTCAGATACCGGTCAATTTTCGGAAACTTGGAAAAACGACTATAGATTATGTGTTCATTGTTGAACTGCGTCCGGTTTTTATAGAACCCGTTTGCAATAAACACCGGAATGTAATCTGTCCAGCAATCTCCCGGAGTAGCGCTCAGAAGAATCCAGTCATTCTCCTTCGTGATTTTCAGGAAGGATTTGACCCATTGCCCGCTGCCAACGACTCTCTGCTCATCGAAAATAAAAAATGCGTTCTTCACGCCAACATACTTTCCGATGTTGTTCCATGAATCCACAACCACCTTGTGATTGTAAATATCAAGGTCGCTGTCGGTGGACATATAGAAATGGGCCAGCTCTTCCTCCCACTCGCCTGTATCGCGCTTCCTCGCAGTGGTGATAATACACAAGTCGGGTGGATCATGCATCTTAACGTAGTTTTTGGTGTTGACTGTGCCACCATAGAGCGTATAGTAAAATGCCAAACTGGTTCTTGATTTTCCGCTTCCCACACCACCACATAAGATGCAGCCAATTTTCATTCGTTCCAGTGCATCTTTTTGGTAGTCATAGAGCGTTATACCTGCCATCCAATCACCTCATTTCCGTGTGAACATGAATCTGGTTAGGATAGCAATGGTTCTCATAAGCTAAAAGCTGTTTGGTGCATTCTTCCTCGTCTTCACCTTCACCGCGAATCGTGTAGGAAAAAAGTTCTTTGCCGTCTTTTGTAAAAACTTTCCAGAGTTCCTTTATGTGATTAGTGCAGTCCGTGTTTTTTACAATATTCTGCATACTGAAGCCCCTCCTTGGTAGCCTCTCTCATGATTTCCTGCAGAGTCGGCCCAGTGTACTTCGGATGTACCAAAGGCAGTACCGGGTCATTGGTTGCATAGCCAAATCTGCAAAAATCGCAGTATTTCCTTGCCACAGACACGTTGTGCATCACAGCGCCACACTTTGCACAGCGCTTTGTAACTTTGCTATCACCCATGAAAATCACCCAGCCTTTGTTTCATCACTGATGTTCGGGCAGTAATCTGTGTAGAAGGTCAAATCGAAAGTTGCCGAACCGTCGCTCTCGAAATTTACATTTGCTTCCGCCACAGCTTCATGCTGATAAACTTCGGTCAGGATTGCTCCAAACATCTCAATCACGCTGCTTTCGGCTACAGGAAATGCTTCTGCAATTTCCGCGCTCGTGAATATCCAGTTGCCGCTGGAGGTGTTCTTGGTACCTTCCTCGACCATCCATTTCACCATTGCCGGGACATAGTTTCTTGCGCTCATGCTGTTTTCTCCTTTGTTTATTCAAATATAAGGCTTGCACCTCTGGTGGGTCAGGCAGGATTTGAACCCGCGATCACGCAGTTATGAGCTGCCAGCTTTCAGCCAGACTAAGCTACTGACCCAAAATAAAAAGAGCCTCAGATTTCTCCGAAGCTCCAGGTTGTTTGATTTTAGAGTGTCTTACTCTTCCGGATCACAGCAATCGATTTTCAGATGAGTTCTTCCCCGTTCGTCAATCTCATGCCAGAATTTCTCCGGTTGGTGGAACAGCTTCTCATATTTGTCGATGTACTCCTGCGAAAGGTCGCCGAAGTCATCTTCCGTCAACCCTACAATAAGGAATGTACCTGCAATCACATCAGTAGGTGTACCATCTGCATCCATGAGAGTCCGGTTAAAGTTAACGCCAATCAGTTTTCCTTCCTCATTGCAGATAAGTGCAACCGGATCATCCCACGGGTAGACCGCCTGAATCGGACCGGCCACTTCTTTCTGAAGAGATTCGAGCGAGCCGTCGATTTCAATAACTTCAGGATACTTCTTGGGTTGGATTCTCAAGACTTTCATACGTTCAACCTCCCAAAATCAAAATATCAATCGAGCTGTTTCCTCTGAGAACGCCATTTGCGACGTGGGCACTCACCGACTGGCACATTAAACCGAGGACCGACCCCGGCACTCGATAAATACCATCAGACCATATTCTGCAAACGCTGCTCCATGATGTCCGGTGCTACGTACGCAATATTCACCAGATACTGCGGTACACCGTAGAGTTTGGCGACATGGTTCTCGATGATGCAGCCATCATAAGCTTTCTGGTCATCGAAAATGCCGATGAAGCAATCCGCCTCGGACATTTTCTCAATGGATTTACCCAGATACCACAGACGGTCATTGGCATTTTCAGGAGGGGTGCCCTCAAAGTACGTCGGGATGACCTCCAGTTCTTCGCCGAAAATAGCCTCGGCGATTTTATGCATCTGGTCCATAGTCGCATGGATCTGTTCTGCAGTGCGAGCACGCATCGGACAGCTGATAAACAGTTTTTCCATAGTGTCCTCCTTAGAACGGCACTTCAGGAGCAGGCTCTGCGTACTGAGCGTAGCGCTCCGCATACGGGTCAGCATCAGCATCCTGCTCAACGTACATCACATCGGCGTACAGACTGTACTCGCCAGGGAAGTTCCTCTTCTCAACGAGATTTGCCTGCAGGCAGACGTTCTTGACGCGGATGAAGTCCAGCTGACTGATGGTGTCCTCGTTGCAGAGCAGGCGCTTGCCAGCAGTTGTGACCCAATAGATGTGCGGCGGCCACTTGGAGTCCATCTTGATGTTGACCGGCACGTAGAGCGTGGGCACAAACGGCTCGTCGTAAGTGCGCTCAGGGTTCGGCTTGGTCTGCTTGACCTTTACACCCAGATCCAGCAGATGCTGCGCGAGCTCCTCGGTAGGAATTACCACGTTGACACGGCGCTGGTCAGAGCCAAAGCGGTCACGCTCCGGGTCGCCGGAGAAGTTGGTGGTAAAGATAAAACGGGTATCGTCGATATTGACTTTCTGGCGCTTGGTGTACATAAATATCAGTCTCCTTTTTACTTGTTGATTTCAATTTCCAGAATTTTCAGGTCTGCAGTGAGGGAATTCATATTGAGAAGGAGCTCCGTATGGTCATTATTTGCGCTGGCTTTAAGGAGTTCATTCCCAGTCCTCATTGGCCTTGGAAATCCACTTCTTCATATATTCTCGATCGGGATTAGACTTAGGGGCAGCTTTCTTCTGCGTAGCAGTCTTCCCGGGATACTTCTTCCCGCTCTTCTCGACCCAATTCTGGATCTCCTTGTAATAGCTGCCCTTGTTGCCGCCGCAACGCTTTGCAATTGCCATGGCCAGCCCCTTCTCCGGGTCGAAAACATCCTTCTCGCTGCACTTCACAACGGTCTTGGAGCCATCCGACCAGTAAACGATCGTGGCCGGAGGAGCAAAGATAACGTCCTTGATAGCAGCGGTGTTCGCAGCAGAAGTGCTCTTCTTACCCGCATTGAGCCCTCCATAACGAATACTCAAATTACCACCCCAATCAGCGATCAGATCACCCGAGAGAAATATGAGTTTATGACCAGTATGAAGAATCACTCTCGTCAGGCCGTCGTGCATATTCTTCTCGACGGTTTCGATATAGCCAATCAGTTGTCCTTGGGAATCACACAGCTTGTTCTCCATAAAATATCACCTCACGTCAAAATTTCTTGCTGCTTCTTCTTGCGCATCGCTCCATGGAAGATCCGGTGCTGTCCAGGGAGCAACACCGTCGTCACCAACGAACCAGTTGAAGTCGCCGTACTTGGAGATTTCCTCAACTGCCTCATCGACTTCCCGGTTGAAATATCTTTTGTCGATATCCTCCTGCATCTGAAGCTGATAGACCGCCTCGCTTTCCAGCCAGCGGTAATCCTTTGCTCCGGTCACAGAAGCATATTTCCGTTCGCCGGTATCCGTCAGGCCCGCTTCCCGCAGCAGCAGAGCGCCGCCCTTTCCCGGCATGATCGGGCAGAACTGTCCAACGCGGCCCACAAAAATATAATTGTGCTCGCCTTCAGGCAGATCCTCGTTCTTGTCGAGATAGATAGCGCCCTTGGAAACGGTCTTTGTCTCGCAGAGGTCAGTGAACTCGATCTTCTCCTTGGAGAACAGGGTCTTGAACACATACGGCACTTGGAACTGTGTGCCCGTAGCCGTCCATTCGCCGCCTTCGTCCTTGCAGTCGCCAGGGATATAACCGTAAAGCGCCTCGCACTGGTCGGCAGCCATATACTTTGCAATATAAACGGCATTGTTCACCAGACACATCCGCTCATAGGTCGCCTCATGCTCGAACGTGTAGCCGTATTTCTTTGCAAAATCCATGCAGTATGCAATGATCTCCGGGGTCGCATCGGGGATTTTGATCGAATCCGTTTTTATGTGCGCCACCTTAAAGCCACGCTTCTGCACTTCATCCTGCAAAGTGCGCATAAATAAAGCCCCTCGAAGCGCCACAATGTTGTTGACGTTCTTGGGGTTGCGGAACGGGTTGTCGAAGCTTGCACTGGTCAACCCGTAAACCGAATTGATGGCGATTTTCAACGCTTGCGCCAAAGCCTTTGCCTGCTGCGGATCATCGAGGTATTTTGCCAGTTTACCGCCAAAGAGACCCTTTGCCTTCTCGTACTCGCCGTGCTTGACGTAGATTCGCACATCCATCAGGTCGTTGAAATGCTTGGTGTACTCGCCAAAGTAGTTCATGGCAACAGCCGAATGCGGATGCAGCGACGCAACGTCCAGCAAAGCTACATTCGTGTACATTCCTGGCTCAGCGTAGACATAACCGCCCATGCCCAGGTCTGTGCCCCGGAACATGTTGTGGTACTTGCCGTCTTCACCTTTGGCCCACTCGTAACCGGGGAAGGCATTGATGATGTTGCAGTCCGTCAAAATATCAGGCTCGACTTCCACGATTGCATCGGATTTCCCCGTGGCAAGGTCGGTGTAGACCAGCCGGGGGTGCTTTTCCTTGCCGAAAATAATGCGTGTTGTCAGCGAGTTTGTCGTGTCGTTCACCGTCATACCGGCAAGGTCTGCCAGGATCTCACGTGCCACAAAGTCTGCCTGACGCTTTTTCGAGTAGAATAGGGTCTCGGTCGCGATCACGTCGTTGTCGCAATACTCGGCCACCTTGTCCCACAGGCTCTTCGGCACCGGCTGATCCCACGGAAGCCCCAGCTCCTGATGCTTGATGCCCAATTCGATTTCAAACTTCTTTAGGCTCTGTTTTTTCGATGAGAAGTCGTAAATATCAGTGTAGGACAGGTTGTACGCCTCACCAAAGAAGCCCGTGTGCTCGTTGATGATCCGGTTGGACAACGCATAGATCTGCTCCACCGACATCCCGATCATGCGGGCCCAAAGGATATGGTTGTCGTACTTGCGGTTGTTGAAGCCGACCAACCGATACTTTGTCAGGCTCTCGATCTCGTCCGGTGCAGGATTCACCATGCGGTGTACAGGCCCCTGCTTGGCAAACTTCCAGTTCACGAGCAGCAGATTCGGGAACACCTCCACGTCGAAAAATATCAATGGCGTTTCCTCCCCCGCAGGAGCCTCCCGCTGAATATCGTCCTTCGATTTGAAGTGCATCTTCGCCACGATCTTCAGACAGGTCTCCGCCTGATTGGTGCTGCTGGCAGCGAACCCCAAGATGGCATTCCGCATGTCATCCACATTATAAGGGACGTTGCCTTCATATGCCTCGTCCATAACGTGGGCAATAAAGTCCACACTTGGCTTTGTATACGGGCTGATCTCCTTTGCCAGCGCTTTCTTGATGAGAATGCGCAGATGCTTCTCATTCTGGATCTGCTTTACATCGACCATTGCTTTTTCTCCCTTCAACGGCAAGCCACTGCTGATGTTTGCGATGGAAATATCATTGCACTTCGACAATTTTCTTCGCAGAGAAGATTTTCCCGTGAACACCTTGACCTCAATGTTCTCGTCGTAGATTCTGCTCAGCTTCGTTGCATCGCCGGTGTAAATATAGTGCAGGTGGATTCCCGCACCAGATTTACTCAGCTCCGCATAGGTCTTTGGCCATTTGGAAGCAGCTTCAAGGTTGCGCTCAAAGCTCTTACTCCCATCCGGGCCGGGAATATCAAAGTCAATGACGATGTGGTTCTCCGGGACCTTTACATAATGTAGCCTTTTTGTATCGATCCCGGTCAATCTGGTTTTGACATTCTCCCACTTCTGCATGGGAGTGCCATTTTCGTTCGCATATTGCGCCAGGCAGTCCTTGCAAATGTCATTAAAGAGAGAATGCTGCTCCTTCAATTCGATCCAGGAGGAGGCAGGGGGGTCATTTCCCGCATCAACCCCTGGGGGAGGGTCTTCCAGAAATTCTTTGAATTTTTCGTACTTGAAGCCGCTGTAGTAGCTGCGCACCCGCTCGCCGTTCATATCCTCGGCACGTTCTTTGTAATCCGAGAAATAGTTCATCAATTCTTCACGGAACGCTCGCCTGGAGTAAGGATACGAAACTTTTGCCTCCTGATTGTAGGTGTCATACATTGCCCAGGCACGTTTCAGCGATACGCCATCTTCTTTTTTGAAGATGTAGTAGGAGTCCAGCATGAAGTTGTAGAAGTCGTTGGATGCACCAAGCATTCGTGTCGGAACATAATCGTCGTAACGATGCTTGTTTTTCTCGTAAACGTCTTTGCAATACCATGCAATAGCACCCAATTCAAAGTCAACCTTGCCTACGAGGTCGCGGTATTTCTTTGCCGGTATTTTTTCGCCGCTCGGCTCCACATCGATCAGTCGCCGAATCAGACCCGATTTTGCATCCGTGATCTTTACGGGCTTGTTTGTACCGAGAAACATGAAGCACTTGAACTGGCTTGCGTAGGCACTGCGGAACTTCTCGTTCACCATCATGGTCTCGTGGGAAACCAGTGAGTTTAATCGGGTATTGTCCTCGATACGCGATAAATCGCCGTCATGCTGAATTGCGATCAGCGGGTTCGATTTGAACGCTTCCAGTGCAAACGCATTGGATGATGAGCCAAGTGCCTTCGAGTCAAACACTGCCCAGTATCCATCAAACATTTTCTGGATGATGTTCAGAATGGTCGATTTGCCGCTTCCGGGCGGACCATACAGAACAAGGAACTTCTGGATCTTTTTGGAATCCCCGTTTACAATGGAACCAATGGCCCATTCGATCTTTTCACGTTCCTCCGGCGTATACAGCGTGGTCATCAGCTCGTCATAGGCGGCAATGCTCCCCTGTTCCAGCGGGTACGGCAGTCGTTTGGATGCATAACTGTCTTTTTTGACAGAGGTGTTTGCAAATATCAATGTCTCATCGAGGGTATGATAGTTGTCCCGCATCTGGCGCTGACAATATTTGTGCCAAATATCAATCATGCCAGACTGTGCATCCCACATATGTAAGACTCGAACATTATCGCCCAGAAACTGCTTATGCTCGTTTGCATAAATATCAAGTTCACGGTCAATGAGCTGCAACGCATCCTGCTCTTCGGTACTCCACAAGCCGCGTTCTTCCAGCCAGATCGCATAGAAATCAGAACCCCGGATCATCAGGTCTTTCGACTTGGTGATGATAAAGTTTGGGTACACTTCGATCACCCCGTGTTTTCCGGTTCGCGTGGCGATCCTCAGGAAATCAATCATCGGCAACTGACTTCCTCCTTTCCATGCATTTTATTCCGGCTTTTTGTTAATGGTTGCCTTCCCATCGCAGCAGATATCTTTTTCGGGCTCCGTCCAGAACCGTTCGGCGTTCTTGCGGTTTACATCGTCCAACACCTGCTGCGTGTGAGCAAGTTCCGCGTGGAGCTGCCGGGCGTCTTCCTCAGCCTCTTTGCGCTTCTTATCGTTCTCGCTCAGCATCCTGCAGGCCGTAACGGTGAACCATGTCAGCCCTGCGATCATCAAACTCTGGCGCAGGCACCGACGGTTCAGACGCCGGTTCTGCTTCTGCAAAGTTTCGATGGTACGGTCGGCAATGGTCAGCGAAGTTTTGGTGTTGACCAATTCATACATAATATTCGTCATATCCATGTTGATTTTCCTTTCAAAATTCGTTTTCCTGCAGGTAGTGCATCAGCTGATACCAAATATCAAGCCGACGCATATCTTCGGTCGGATGGTTCACTGTAAAGAGACCGCCGGCACCATTATATTCATAGTCTCTGCGCTCAAACCTGTCCAGAATATAATCTGCCCGGTCTTCGTGAAACCGGCCGTCATCCATGGCAGCAAGCCCGAGACTGACAATCATGTTCCAGAACCACTGCCCGACACGGTTTCCCGCACTGGAATCCTCCATAATATGTTCTTCGATGCGCACCGCAAGGGCCACCATCATTTCCAGCATACTGCACGGAACACCGTGGAACTCCGCATCGATCTTGTCATACGGAATATCGCATTCGCTGGCAAAACGGTAACGCAGATTCACACCATCTTCTGCTCTGCACTGGTCCATTTCGCAGACCGGAATATAAGTGCGATTATGTAAGTACATGAGCAGCCGATGGAACGAGAGATTTCTCGGCTCCCATTCGCCGCACACGATTTTGTGGAGCCAGTCATAATACTGTTCTCCAAGATCCGAAAATATCATTCTTCCTCCTCTTCCGGATAGAGGTCGCCCCAGTTCTGACGAACCTGAATGATCTCATAGTCCTTATGATAGTTGTTGTTTCGCACATGAATCGTGCTGGGCATGAACTCGCCAAAGTGGTTCAGCGCCTCTGTTCCGATGATGTTCGGAATATCATCGTCGTTCACAGGCATCGTCTCCTCGTCGAATACCAGCTTGCCATCGGCATAATAGGTCAGCCCGCGAGTCTCATAGTCGTCGATGTCACCGAACTCGTCCGGCTGAATGATCTCAATGGGGTCGTGGGTCACAATATCTTCCGGGTCGGACTCGGTGCGGTACTTTCCCGTAAGCTGCTCCATGCTTTTCTGCTGGGCCTTTTCTTCGATCATGGTATCCAGATCAGCTTCCTTCTTGCGGTAGTGGTCGCGCATATCATCAATTTGTGCATCGGCGTACTCCTGGTACTTCGTACGGAAGACCGTGTGCATAACGTATGCACCTGCGGCAAAACCTGCGCCAAACAGCAAAACATCACGAATTGTCCGATTCATTGTCTTCTCCTTTAATCGTCATCATGGTAAACGCCAGACCGCCAAAGAAAAGGGAGACACTCATCAGAATGCCTCCCACCATGTGGCGCTTGCGCTTGGTATCGGTCAGATAGTCCAGAAACAGGAATGCATTTTCCAAACTGTCCATCGTACACCTCACTCCGAAAGAACTGCCAGACCAGAGACGAAGCACACTCCGGCCATGGCAGCAAACAGATAAGAAAGTGTCTTAACGTATCTGGTCATAGCAAGTTCCTCCAAAATATCAGTCTCAGATTTTGTCGATGATCACGCCGTCACAGTTGAACCGCAGCAGGACAGAGCGCTCGAACCCGTCGATGAAATTGTTCAGCGCATCGTTGTTCTCAACATAGTTGGTTACACCAAAGTCCACACGATTTTCCTTCGTAGGATCGCCTTGGCTCAAGATCCAGCCGACGACCTGGCCTTCGGGGGTGTGGTGCATACCGTTGCCATAGGGGTCCAAAATATCAATGACATCGTTAAGGAACAGATGGCCTTGGCGGTGGAGTTTCCGGTTTGCAGCAGCCTGCGCCTGGATCAGATGGGACATGTTCAGCTGTGCATCCTTATCCCAGGAGCTCACAGTCTCGTCGTAGATCAGCGTATAGGGACTGGTGTGTGCCATTGCCACATCCGTATACTCTTTGACAGTCTCCTCTACACCCTGCTCATTTTTCCGGGTGGTCTCAACCTCAACGGCCTTGATGTTGTGCTCAAGCTCCTGCTGTACACGGTCGCCAAAGCGGTCGGTCACACGGCCTTTGTACTCGTTGAAGGCCTTATCCAGAGCGATGTAGGCGGCAGTCAGGCTGGCGTTACGCTTGGTCATGATGTGGTGCGAGCCGAACATACAGCCGAGTGCAACCGTGCCCATGGTTACTGCAGGTGCATAGATTTTCGCCAGCTTCAGACCGGTCTGCACATAGGCCGTGGTCAGGTCCTTCTTGTAATCGTTCTCGGTGTAGGCAGCGCCTTCCTTCAGGATCATTTCACCGCTATCGACCTTTTCCTTGGTCTCATGGATGGCTTTCACCATCTCGTTATGATCCTCCAGAATATCCTGAGCCTTCACAGTCGCCTTGCAGGCAGAGACGGTCGCTGCTACGCCCACAATAGCAGCACCAAAGATCATGATGGTAGGGCTTGCTTTCTTCAGCTTATAGCCATACTTCGAGGCAGTCCGGGTCACAGTTGCCATGAACTCGTCGGTTTTCACGTTTTTCAGAAACTTCATAAAATATCAGTCCTTTCTATCAGCGCAGCGGTACAGTGTGCGGCAGAATCAGTCGGAATCCGCCGGGGATGCCCTTGATAAATGCATCATCGAGATTGTACCAACCATAATTGTAGTCGGTCGAATCGTTGGTCACGCCCATCAGATCCCACAGGTCACCCACCGAAACCTGCCGGTAGCGGTACAGTGCGTCCCTGAGACCCGCCAGAGTGTCCTCAGCATCACCCCGACTCTCGAAATCCAGATTTTGCAGACTTCTGCGTACAGGCGGCGGGTTCGGGCGATTGTTCTGGCTGCCCTGATAATAGCCATCATAGCTGTTGCGCTGCCCACGGTTGTTTCCGTAGTAATTGTTCGAGCCGCCGCGGCTGCGGTCTTCACCCCAGAGTGCAATGCTGAACGCAGAGTTCAGAATGCTCCATGCACCGTTCTTGAGCATCGGCAGCAGGTAATCGGTCAGGATACGATCTTTCACCGTTTTCAGGTCTTCGGCCAGAAACTGTGATGCGATCTTCTGCATATCGCTTTGCTCTTTCACTGCCACCTTACCCTTGACGACCTTCTCAAGCTTCTTTTTCGGCTCGGTCGGCGTCTGGCCAATGCTGGACTTCGGCATATCTACTTGTGCCATGTCTTTCCCCTTTCAAAAGCAAAAAAGTAAGAGCTGCAGATTTCTCCACAGCTCTCGCCTTACCAAACATTACTCTTCCTCGTCAGAAGGTTCCTCAACAACTTCCTTATCAGCGTCCTCCGTCTTTTCGGGAACGGCCTCCTCGGTGATCGTCCAAGGTGCACGCAGATGGATCTTCTTCTTGGTCTTCGGCTTATCATCCGCCGGCTTGTTCTTTTTGCTCTTCAGATGCTTGATACCGCCCACAATGGCAGCACCAGCAATCACAGCCGCACCAAGCACAAGCTTCGGATCGATGCCCGAAGTCTCTTCGTTTTCGATCATCTGAATGTTCTCCTCCGGAACAACCTCCACAGAATTCTCATTCTCCATGACAGTAGTCTCGTTCATGTTATTCATTTCGTCCATTTTTGTTACCTCTTTCTTTAATATAAAGTTTTGTAATGTTGGAGTTTTACCTCCATAAAGCAAGGTGAATTTTTCGCGTCTGTTCCGGGCATTGAAAAAAAATCAATAGCCCAGCCACTTGGGCGGTGTACGGTAGTCCAGTACAAGACACGGCATTCCGTCTTCATCAAGTTTGGAAGCATAGAACGTTTCCACTTCCATGGTCGTGTCGGTATCCCACCCAAGCAGATCGCCGTTTCGGTTATGTTCCATGCCCAGATAATCAAACAGGTCGTTTTCGGTCACACGGAAATCGCTGAGCAGCTGTTTGTTGACCCCGTTGATAGCCCGTTCAATGGCATTCCGTGTGGTCCAAAAGTAGTTCCCGCTCAGGCTTTCCCAGCATTTTACCCGCTGGTCATAGGAAATATCATCCATTTTGACCCCTTTTGCATTCGGGATCACTGCCGGCTCCGGACTCTTTGCCATCTTATCCAGAGCAACAGCCTCACAGATCTCCTGTTCCTTCTCTGCGCCAATGGTCTCAACAACTTTATTCTGGTAGGTGCGCAGAGCCGTTTCCGAGAGCGTGCACGCTGCAGCCAGCGCGGCGTTCTGCTGGCTCTTCACCTTCAGCGCACCGATCGTGCACGCGGTCGAAAGGCCCATGCTCACGACCGTCGGAATATATACCGGACCAGCCGTTTTGACAATGGTCTTCACATCCAGCTTTTCGACACCGAGTTCTGCCTTCTTCTCCTCCAGCAAGATCATCGCCTTCGGAGTTGCCTCGATGGCGAAACCTACAGCCATGACGCCTGCACCGATGGCAAAGCCCGCCAGAATCTTGGATGCATTGCGATTCAGCATCTGCCTGCTCGCCTTTGCAAGTGATTTCAGGTTCATTTTTTTCATACCTCCGTAAAATATAAAAAAGAAAGAGCCTACGATTTCTCGTAAGCCCTCGCTTTCGTCAGATGTGTCCAGTTCGTTTCAAATTCTCGAAGCGAATCGTTTCCTCACGGTCACATTCACGCTCGATCTGGATACAGTACCAGATGTATTCCACCAGTCTGATTGGCTGCATCAACACGTATCGTACTGTAGCATACAGCACGCGTACCATATTGATGGCCAGATCTACCAGCAGATTTACCATCAGGCTGTCCATTTGTTCGTAAAAATTGTAATCGTACATAAATATCATTCTCCTTTACTTTGTTCAAATTGGATTTCTCTTCCATAAAGGAGCCTGTATTTTTCGCGTTTACTGGTTCTTTTCTGCCAACTGCCGCCGAACTTCTTCCTGCACCATATCCTGCAGGTCTTCCTCGGTCTTTTTATCCTCGATCAGGTCATGTCCAAAGCTCAGCACTGCGCTTGCAGCCATCAGTGCCACAGATGCAGCTTTCCACCAGTCGATCTTATGCATGATAAGTGTCCTCCTCATAATTCAGGTAATTTTTAACCGGATCAAGTGCAGGCGCCAGGTAATAGCACTCCAGTCCATCATCCGTGATTTGTTTATCGTATTCAAAGTCCATCCAGTAGGCGTCCAAGTCATATATGAGTTGGTCCAGACACCATCCCATTTCGTCGCCTTCTGGTGTAACGGTAAGTTCATCAGCGCAGAGATAGTTGCACCATTCGTTCACAGAAATGCAACCGTTCGTTGCCAGTTCCCGGTTGAAATAGTACGATGCCTCAATGACACGGGACATGGTGGCATGAAAATATCTTTTCGACGCAGGCTCGTAGAACAGCCGGATGACATCACCATCTTTATCACGCTGAACATCCTCGCCTTTTGTCTTTTCAGCAACTTCCATGCGAAGCTTTTTTTCCTCTTCAGCACCGATGCGCTCCGCCACCTGCCTGCGGTACTCCTGATAGGTTTTTCCAAGTGCCATGTAGGCAGCAGTCATACTGGCCAGCTGTTTCTTGTTCAGCGCATTGGAACCCAGAATGCACGCCACAGTTCCAGCACCGGCCACAGCAGCCGGAACATAAAACTTCCAGCAGTCTTTGACGATTTCTTTTTTCGTCATAGGCTCGTCCTTGTTCATAGTAACGAGCGTGGTAGCCTTCACAGTCGCCTTTCCCGTCTCCCACATGGTCAGACCCACACCAATTGAGGCTCCGATGGCAAGGATCGTTCCGCCATGTTTACGCAGAAACTTTGCGCATGTTTTCGTCAGTTTCATTGTCAAACCTCCATTTTGAAAAATAAAAGAGCCTACGATTTCTCGTAAGCTCCGTTTTCGATTAGTGCTTCAGATACCTTTCGGCCTGATCTGTTTTCAGGAATTCATACAGCTTCAGTTCCCAGTTCGCTCGGCCTGCTTTCATCGCATTGTCGAGTGCGTCTGCCGCTGAATCATCATTGCACATCATAAGTTTTCTCCACATGATGGCAACGGTTTCAACGCAGTACAACTCGGTAATGCCAAGAAACGCCACTGCGCCCAAAGCAACCTTCACCAGCTTCTTCATAATTCATACCTCCACAAATATAAATCTGAGACTAATCATCTCATAAAACACACTGAAAATTTCGCGTCACAGCACTCCAGCTTTTTTCAGAATATCATTCAGTTGAGCCTTCGTTACCCCTGCATCCAGCTCCAGATGCACTCGCATCTTCTGCTCTTTGTCCACCCAGTTCACCTGAGCTTCTTTCAGCTCGATTTCCACACCGGGTGCCTGCTTCTTCAAAGCCTTGTTGATGATCTGTGAAATGATACGGCGCATAAAACTTGACCGGATCAGCATAATGTCCTCCATAGCGTTCGACCTCCGAAATATCATTTTCAAAAAAGATAAGAGGGCGTGATCTTTCAGATTTGATTATCCATATCTCTGAATGAATTGTATTTATCAAGCTTCTCTGCCTTGTCCTTATAAGCGATCCACTTCTCGTAAGCAGCGATTGCCCCGATGACTGCTGCATACAGTCCCAGAGCAATACCGCTCCACTTAAAGCTGTCGCCCCAAGTAATAGGTTTTTTCATAAAGTTTTTGATAGCTTTCATCATAGTAATTTCTCCTTTTCGATAAAGCCCTCTTACCTCCATAAAGCAAGGTGAATTTTTCGCGTCCTAGCAAAAAGAAAGAGCCGCAGATTTCTCCACAGCTCGTTTCCGGAACAAAGACAAGTTCAGTTTGTACCTTGTTTTGTTATTTCTTGCTAAGAATCGATCGCACAATCAATGTAAACAACAGCACTACCAGACCCACTCCAAGTCCGAATGCCAATGTCACAATCATGTTGCCAATCGTAATTGAATAGTTCCAAAATTTGTTTTCTCGCATAGTATTCTCCTTTGTTCATGGTCTTTGCTCCATAAAGCAAGGAGATTTTTTCGCGTTAAGGCGAAATAAAAAGAGCCGCAGATTTCTCCACGGCTCCTGCCTTCGAGTTACTTTTCGTTTACATATTCATGAAATTTGGCATTGACTCGATTGATAATATCATCCGCCTTTTCCTTTTCGTACACGTCTTCGATTGCTCGTACTGTCCATCCTGCCTGAAGCCTCTTTCCTTCCTTAATGCCGTCAATCCGGCCCTTGTCCATCGCACTCCATGCAAAAATGACACCACCAACGATCATGCCTACGCTCTGCTTAACTAATCTTGCGTCAATTTTCATCTTTCATACCTCCAAAATATATAAATGTTAAGACGTAACTCGTCTCATAAAGCACTCTGTAAAATCCGCGTCCTAAATCGTGCTTCTGTCAAACACAGTCTCCCAGCGTTCCTTTTTCAATGGCTTCATCCGCAGCGCCCACATGATCTGTCGCACGGTCACGGTAGGATATTCTCCGTTTTGATTTTTTCGTTTGGCGTGGCTGTCAAAGTATTCCTTGAACCCGTCATGCAGATAAATTTTATCGGTCAGCCATGGGTCTATGGCGCTCCAGTAGGTCGCTTTGCTTTTCTCGTTGTAGCGCTGCTGGATCACACACAGGCCTTTGCTGCGCTCTTTATACAAGGTGCATACCCGGTACACAGGATGGTTGCAGCTGTAGACGCTCCCATAGTAGTTCGTCCACTCCTGCGGTTGAACGTTATCGTGGTATCGCATAAAAATAAAGAGAGCCCGCAGCTTTCGCCACGAACCCTCCTCGGTTCCTCCTTTTAATCTTTTTCCGTAAAGCCTCTCTTCAGCTCATGTACTCCCTCGCCGATTGCTCTCGACAGCTGGGTCACGCCGCCCGCCTCGCAGATCGACCAGTACACAGTCATGCCAATCGTGCCTGCAAACGTCAGCGCCTTCATGCCGATTTTTGCCCAGTCAAGTTTGCGCGCCTTTTCCGCTTTCTCCTGATCGAGTTCCAGTTCGTGCACTTTTCGCACGGCCTCGTCCTCTTTCAGCTGTTTTTCGTTTTCCTGCGCTTCATCCTTGAGCTGCATATCGTACAGCTTCAACGCCATGTTTGCAGCCGTATTGTACTCTTCCGTACCCGGCTTCAGATCCTTAAGACTTTCCAGCGATTTCTTCGCCGCGTCTTTCAGCAATTCTTTGTTTTCGTAGTTTTCCATTTTGAAAAATCTCCTTTACAAAATATCATTCTGGAGTCTCCTCCATAGAACACCACGTTATTTTCGCGTCCGGATCATTTTGATGTTCAGCATCACACGCTCTTTCCCTGCCAGAGTTTCCGGACTTTTCGCAAGGTCCAGGAACATGTAATGGTCTGCATCCTCGTCACCGGGTGCGATCACAAGGTCGCCGACACACCTCTGGCCTTCGCTCAGGTTGAAACCGATGGCGATACCCAGCACCAGCCCCAGTGCAGCAATGCAGATGAAAACGATCAGAAACAGTCTTGCATCCATTTTGAAATTCTCCTTTTTAATAATATAGTAGAGGAACCTGTCCCCTGCGTGCGGAAAAAAAGAAAAAGAGCCTACGATTTCTTGTAAGCTCCATTTCGCCTCAGATGTCATTGCGAATCAGGAAAAGCTCATTGCGGTTGCAAGTAACACGCACGATTCCTCCTGCCCGCACCAGTGCGATCGCGTTCCGGTAAGCACAGCGTGCCGTCTCAGCATTCTTATACTCGCGTGTATCGACATACATCACTTTCGAGCTGCTTTCGATGAACACGCGGATCTTATCCATAGCGTTCACGTACCCGCGGTCATAATTCGTCTTTACTCGTTTTGCCATAATAGCATTTCTCCTTTCGTTCTTCGGAAGACATCCTTCCATAAAGGACAATGTGTTTTTCGCGCCAACATTCTATTCTAGAATAGAAAAAAGAAAGAGAATGGGATTCGGACCCACGACCTCTGCAATCAAGCAGCGCTCTGCCAACTGAGCTATCTCCTTCCATAAGGGAGGCTGCATTTTTCGCGCCTGAACCGAAACATCAAAGAAAAGAGCGCATGTTTCCATACGCCCGTTTTCCGGTCAGAATATCCATTAGCGGATACCACACCGAACCTCGTTCAGCATGAGGAGTTCTTCTCCTTCGTTCCAGCCCGCATACGGATCGCTCAGCGACTCGTTCATAGCGGTCAGAACACAGTTCATCATTTCCTCAAAACCTTTAATAACATTCTTCAGCATAGTAAAATACCTCCTAAATTTGTTCATTTCTTTCCATAAAGGAGGCTGTATTTTTCGCGTCAGAAAAAGGAAACGCCATGATTTCTCATAGCTTCATGCTGGTTACATCCTCCGTCAGCATTAACGGCGGGAATTTTTAAACTTCCGCATCCACCCGTAGGCTTCCCATTTATTTTCCTTCCATAAAGCACCATGCATTTTTCGCGTCTGCGTAAAAAAAATTAAGAGCCTACGGTTTCCCATAAGCTCCATTTTGATTTTCAGTGTTTCTTCTTTGTTCTCTGTTTCACCTCTTCCGTCTTTGCCCCTACCAAGCCAATACACTTGACCAGCAGCACAACGATCAAAATTGCAACGATCAGACTAAACATTGTTCATACCACCTTTCATAAAGGCGGCTGATTTTTTCGCGTCACTGCCGTTCCTTGCTCAGGAGCCAGAAGAAGTACCGGTAATGCTCGTAGTAGGTCTCGCGGCAGCAGGGGCAGCCATTCGCTTGAAGCTTGTTGTAGCCGTCTCCCTCTGTCACGCCCTTTTTAATGTACGGTGCCAATGCCGTATCAAGTTCCGCAATGCACCTGTCAACGATGTCGATGCAGCTGGAGTAGAACACTCGGGATAGTGCGATCCTCTCGGTCGGGCTTTCGGGTGGGCACCCCTTGATGATGCCGGAAATATCATTGGGTGATGTCTGCCAGCCATCGATCAGAGTCAGGGCCTTCTTCCAGTCATCGTACTGCCTGCAAAAATACTTCAGTTCGTAGTACCGGTATCTCGGAATGTGGTATGGGTTCTTTTTTGACAGCTCCGCACGTTCTCTGCTCATTTTTCGCCCCTCCATTCATAACCGGTCTGCTCATAGAGGAGCTTGGGAGAGATGTAATAGCTGATTCTGCCCAGCTTTGAGTTCATCTGCTGAATATCCGTAACGCGCTTTCCGTTCCTCGTTGCCTCGCCAATCGGAAGCCACCCTGCAATGATGCCTGCACGCACCCATGCCGGGTCCCGGCCGTATACTCGTGCTGCAATCCGTACAGGAACCGAACCCATTTCTAATCTAGCTTTATCCATTCTATCGTACTCCTTTTGTGTTACTCTAGGAGCGTCCAAATACGTTCCCAGGCTCAAAAGGATGATACTTGTAAAAATGGTCCCCCACGTGCTGTTTTTTATCTTTTTCGCCATGAAGGATTGACAAGCAAAAATCTATCGTTTAACCTAGAATAGCTTTTCAAACAGAAAAAGCCCGGGTTGACCGAGCTTTTGAGTGAAAATGGCAAATTTATACAATGATTGAAGGAGGTTTCCATGTTAAAACTCTGTCCAGAGTGTTGTCTACAAGTGAGCGATAAGGCAACAGCTTGTCCTCATTGCGGTTACCCGCTCAAATCCAAGTCATCGCTGCCACCAAAAAAGAAAAAACATATGCGTCTTCCCAATGGATTCGGCCAGATTTCCGAAGTCCGAGGGCGTAATCTTCGCAAGCCCTTTCGGGCAATGGTCACAGCCGGAAGAACTGATGAAGGCAAACCGATCGTATGCCCGCTCCGTCCGGTCGCTTATTTTGAAACGTATAATGAAGCATATGAAGCGCTTATGAAATACAACGCGCATCCATTTGACCTTAGCAATAAAACAACCATGCAGGACCTTTTTGATATGTGGCTGACCACGAAAGAGAAAAAAGTGGATTCTTCTACGATTTCCCGTTATAAAAGAGCATGGGCCTACTCCTCCTCGATTCATAACATGCTTGTCCGCGACGTTCATATCTCGCACCTGCAGAATTGTATTGAAAACGGAACCATCGTTTACGCCGGAGAAACTCGCCATGCACAAAACAATAATAAAGACTCAATGAAAAATCTTTATAATCTGCTCTTTGATTATGCAGTCTCCCGCGAACTCGTCGATAAAAATTATGCTCGTATGTTCACGATCGATTCGGGGTATGTCCGCAAACCGAATAGTCATATTCCCTATACCGAAGCAGAACTCGATCTTCTATGGGCAAATATAGACAAGCATCCTATCATTGACATGATTCTAATTCAGTGCTACTCTGGCTGGCGTCCCGGAGAACTATGCGACCTGAAAATGAAGGATGTTGATATGGATGTGGGCACATTTACAGGCGGCTTAAAAACAAAAGCGGGGATAAACCGAACAGTGCCGATTCATCCCCGAATTTACAATCTGGTAAAAGCCCGCTACGAAAAAGCGCTCGAAGCAGGTTCGCCTTATTTATTTTTCACGATCCGCCAGCGTGGTTTCCATCATCAGAACACCGTAAAAGGTGAAGTCACGCAAATGCGCTATGCCTCTTTTTCCGTGCAGCTTGTCAACGAAGTCGTTCCTCTGCTGTCACTGAACTCTGAGCATAAAGGCCATGATGGACGTATTACTTTTGTTACAATGGCCAAAAAGTATAACATGGACGAATATGCCATCAAACGACTTGTTGGGCACCATATTAAAGACCTTACTGAACGTGTTTATACCCAAAGAAGCATCGACTGGCTTAAAAATGAGATTGAAAAGATTCCATAATTCCTTATACCACTTTTGCATTTGAATACAGGGAATGTGTAGGAGTGACCCGATTTTGTCTACATTTTATCCAATCTGTAGATGCCGTATTTCACGTATTTACGTTCAATTCAGTCCAAATATCAGATAGAAATGGTGTTACACAAACCCCGTACCGTTAAATTTTGCTCGTATTATCGATATATTTTCGTCAAAAAATCCACCCAAACAATGCCCCGTCCAAATCCATTCGCCGTCTATCGAGTCCAGTTCTCTTGTTGATTATCAATCTTTTTATAATATCGCATTTCCTCAAAAATAAAAGTCCCTGTAACTTTCGCTCACAGCTCCCGCTCAGAGCCATAAACGATCGTTGCAGGGGCTTTCTTCATCTTACCGGTCACTCCATTTTGAATTATACAGACAGTTCCTGCCTTCGGTGAGTGCCAGATGAACTATTTTCAGGCAGTGCAGAAGAAACATTCAGCGTTGGATATGTGTGTGGATCACGTTTTCCGCTCCTGCCCTGCCCAAAATATCATTTTTACTTCCCGCTCTTTGCCTTCAGGCGGTCGTACTCCTTGTCGGCCGCAATAGCTTCCTTCGTAAAGGAGTTGTTCTTCCACCATGCGACCAGTGCCGCAATGGTCGTGATGCCAGCCGTCACCAGCTGCTTCACAGTGGTGCTCTCGATGGGCAGTGGGCTCTTGCCCATGGCGCTCAGCATCTGGTTGGTCAGAGCCAGCAGAAGAACGGCGGTGCGTGCAATGGTGCCTGCAGTAATGTTGAAATTCATACGTTGCTCCTTTCGTGTTCATATTCATGTACTTCGATGTCGGACATTCTGTGGTTCAACACCTGAATGTCTCTCTGGATGATCGGGATCTTCTCCGCAAAACCGTTGTGCTTGCGGACCTCCCGGGTCAGCTCCTCAATTTTGTATTCCATCACGGCATTGGAACGCGAGTTTGCGATCAGCACGCCGATCAGGGTCACAACACCGCTGAGGATGGCGGCAATGATGCTTTCCATCGGCGCTCACCCCTTCCATCGGCTCTTGGCTTTGCGCACGTCCACATGCACCCAGCCGTTGGCGCGTCCAAGACCGGGCGGGTAAATGCCGCAGCCACCGGCGTTGCCCAGCAGTTTGTCCGCGTAGGCATACACCCGCTCCACGCTGATGCCCTGCACCTGAATGTCTGCCGCCTTGCCGTACAGATGCTGACTGAACTTTGCGGCATTCTTCTGCTTTGCGTTCCAGCTTGCCGTGCGGAACCCACTCGTGATTGTCACAGGCTTGCCAAAGTGCGTCCGGATCTTCTCCAGCACCTCCACAAGCGCCGTGTCAATGAACACCGGGTCGCTGCCGTCACGGCAGTAGAACTCGCGCACCTTGAAATGCTCCGAGAGCTTTTCGTTTCCATTTTTCAAAATGGAGTACGCTTCCAAACTCAAATATCATCCTTCCTTTCATCTTCCAAGCCGGAATGCTCCTTCTACCCGTTTCAGTGGCTTTACCTCCACAGGCAGGGTATCTGCACACAGCATCGCCGCCACCGGCTTTGCTGCAGCATTCGCTGTGATCTTGATATTTCCCGTCACCGATGCCATTTTGATTTGTGCGCTCGCGCTGTCCTCTGCCATGACAACACAACTTCTGGTCACATTCGTGCCGCCCATCTCTACAGTCAGTTCCAGCATTTCCTTCTCGCTGTGGCCTACGTTGAACACATTTTGGTAGCTCATGCCGGCAACGATGCTCCCCACCGGGTTCGTCTCGCTCACGCCGTCCAGTGCCCGCTCAATGGTAAAGCTCTCGTAAGCGCCTACCGTCACGGCGCACTCGGCTTTCACGCCGCCGCACTCTGCCGTCACCACCGCTGTGCCTTTCCGCAGGGCCAGAATGGTTCCATTTTGAGTAATTTTCACCACGTCCCGCGGTTTCGTGGTAACGTTTATTTTGCGGTAGAACGTATTCGTCGGCCCAACGCCCACCAGCAGCTGGTACTCCATGCCTCTGTTCAGCTTCAGGTCATATACGTTCAGCGCCACGGCTTCAACCTTCAGGGTGTACATGGTCGGGTGCAAGTTGTACTCCAGCGTGATCTTCGAGTGCCCCTTGTCGCTTTTGAACTGGTCCACCCACAAGAGACCCGAATAATAATGGCTGGGATTGTCCTCCAGCGCAAACCGCACCCGCTGTCCCTTCAATGTCTCGCAGATGGTCGTGTACGCGGTCTCCCAGTCCCAGCCAGCATAGTCGTTTTCGAGGTAGAACTCAATTTTTCCGATACGGTCATCGTAGGTAGGACGGTTTGCAGGGGTACGGCTGTAGTCCAGTGCGCCGTCTCTGCCAGGCACAGTCACGAACTTTGTCCGCTCAATGGGCGGTGCGATCACCGGCCGCGAGGAAGGGATCAGCTTCCAGTCGTCCCAGGTGTCAATGTAGTTGTCGCCTACATTTATAATAAGAGAATGGTACATTGATCCTCCTCACTTGTTGATGTATCCAATGGTGGACTGGATCGCATTCCATGCCTTGCCCGCCGTTGCAAAGTTGCCCGCCTGCAAAGACGAGAGCTTTGCCGTGGTCGCGCCAAAGGTAAAGTCTTTCTGGTCCAGCTCATGCAGCGGGATCACTTCCTTCGTGCAGGGCAGCCAGTCATCGATGCTGTGCGGTTCCGCGAGCACGTACGTCTCCTTCATAAAGTCCAGCCGGTCGGTGTCCACGCCAATATCACACAGGTCTGCAGCGTTGATCTGCACACTTCCGGTGAAACCGCTGTACTTTTTCAGCTCGTCCGTGGCCTTCTTCAAAAGGCTGTCTTCCGTGGAATCGGTTCCTTCCACAACAAGGACGCGCTGGCACAGGCCGTACTTCTTGATGGATTCTCCGTTGTACGCTTCCCGCGAGATGGGGTTCGTGGTCTCCCAGAAGAACCATCCGCTCTTGTACCAACCATATGCCTTCACCGAATTCACGATGTCCCCGGCCTTGATGTAGTACGAAATGTCCAGCAGGTTCTTTCCAAGCTCGATCACCTGATCAGTCTTGTCGTTCAGTTTTGCCAGATAGTCCAGATATCTTGTGTAAACGCGCACGCCGTCCACCATTTTGATTTCTTTGCGCAGGCGCAGATATCCGCCGTACTTTCCGGTCAGGCTGTTCGTCAGTACGCTCCAGCAGTCGCTGATGGCTTTGGTCTCCTTGTCCGTGTCACTTTCCGGCTTTTCTATGGTCACATTTCCGGGCAGGAACACCTTGCCTTCGCCCTTGAAGCCGACGTGTTCTTCCGGGTCATCCTCCACGGTCAGCGCCAGTGCCAGCAGTTCGGACGCCGTGTAGAACTTGTTCTCCACCCGACAGTCTCTGTCCTGCAAGTATCCAAACTCGCTCTCGCAGGTCACTTCCATGTCCAGCTCAAAGTTCTTTTCCATTTCGGTGATATAGCCCATAAAGATCTCGCGGCCGTCCTCTTCTATGCTGACTACCGGCTTTTTCAGCTCCAGCTTGTCGTAGAATTGGTTCGAGACGGGCACCGTAAAGGTAAACGAGCTGATCTCGTTGGCTTCCAGTGTCACTTCCGGGTCAAGGATCACCGGCGCATTCTCGTTGAACGGATCGTCCAGAATGTTTCGCTCTGTCCAGTAGTAGCTCCGTCCATCCGCCGTGCCTTTGATCTGCCCGATATACACCACGTACCCGGATGAACGGATGCGGTTCACCTTGCAGCTTTTCCGGTTAGTGGTCCGGCCGTCGCTGGCTTCTACCGTCAGGGTATAGTCGGCGTTCCAGTCAAAGCTTTCCAGCTCTTTCTGTGATATTTCAAACCGGTATACTCCATTTTGAATTGCCCTAAACGTCCTGTGCACTTCGCCGTTCAGCTTTTCGGTCACGGTAATGGTGTCGCCATCTGCGTCATAAACGCGGTATGGCAGCCCGAACTTTCCCCACCGCCCAAATACGCCGTTCATGCCAAAGTAGTTGCTCTGGATCTTCGGCCCGCTGTTGGCTGTCAGGCATCCATCATCGTCCACTGTGGCATTCTCATCCACGCAGAAACATACGAGAATATTCGAGCTGGAAACGCCCCACTGTTCCGTTGTCGTATCCCAGTAGGTGTTAATGTACCCAGGTGACCCGGGGTCGGCACCTCTGCCGTGCTTCACGTAAAGGCTCAGTGCCTCTCCGCGGGTGTTATCGCCATCCTCGTAGTTTTTAGTGCTTCGAGTGCTGAACACGTACGTCCACAAGTCATAGATGTTGCTTCCTTCGGTAATATCCGCCCTTCCGCCGCTCAGACTATCCTCAAAAAATCTTCGGATTCCCGTAAACAGCGCCGTATCTCCGCTGAAGTCTACCACCCTCGGCACAAAGAACCGCTGTTCTTCCAGCGTACCGCTCTCACTTGAACCATAATCATACCGGATCGTCACCGGCACGATGGTCTTCAGTGTGTCCTTACTCAGCCGTGCTGCGTAGGTGTTTTCCAGCCAGTTGCGCAGTGTCGGCTCGTTCTTCCACGAAACATCTTTCTCGTTGTTGCCCCACTTAACTGCGTCTTTCAGCAGGGTGGTGCGCATCAGCATGGTCTTACCCTTGCCGTTCAGGTCTTTTTCGTAGTTGTGCTGGGCCACCACAAACTCTGCTGCAACGCCGTCCTCGTACACTTTCAGGGTATCACCGGGGCTCAGTTCTTTGATGATCGCCATTTTCTCACTTCACTTTCGCTGCGGTCAGCCGTCCCATCCGGTCGTCGATGTAGCCAATGGCCTTTCTGCCGTTGATGGTCACGCTCATGCCCTTGATGCTCTCGGCCACGCCGTCCATGTGCCCGGCCAGTGCGTTGATGGCACGCAACGTGTCCTCATTTCCGGCGCTCTTCAGTCCATTTTGAAGCTGCGCTTCGGCATCGATCTTGTTTGCAAGGTTCCGGCTCACGTCTCCGTCAAGGCTCAGCGATTTTGTCGCCGCAAAGGCATTGTCGATCTCATCCGCACCTTCCAGCACGTTGGTCAGGTCCACCACGGGCACGATCTGGGGCGTGTACTCGTAGTCGTCGCCCATCACTTTGCTGATGGTTCCAAGTGTGCCCTTCGCAATGTCCATGGCGTTCTCGGTCATGTCGCTCACGGCATCGTCCACAATGGGCGCATCTTCCTTCACGCCATCACTGATGCCCTTATCGATCTCCGAGCCAACGTCCTTTGCGCCGGTGGCCTTTTCCTTCTTCCGGCTGCTGATAAACCACGCAATACCGCCGATCAGTGCCGCGATGGCTGCAACAATGCCCACCACAATCAGCAGTTCCGGCAGCGCCGCCAGTATGGAAGCGCCCAGCCCGCCCAGTGCTTCGCCAATGCCGCCAACTGCCATTCCTGCACCGGCTCCTGTCGTTCCCAGCTGTCCCAGCATTGGCAGCAGTCCACTCAGGGAATTGCCGACATTTGCCGCGGCTGTCCCGATGTTGGCAAGCTTTCCAGCAAGGTCTCCATTTTGAATTCCGGAAAACAGCTTCAGCAGCATGTCTCCTGCCCCGCCGGTCAGCTGCTTTCCGGTGTCCGTAAACAACAGATCGATCAGTCCCGTTGCCGCCGAAATGATGGCACCAGCGTAGTCTCCCTGCATGGCGGATGCAATGGCCGAGACGAATTCCGTCCCGATCTCCATGCCTTCCTCGCTGAATGCTGCCTTGAATACGGTGCTCAGGGTGTTCGTCATCTCCTCGCCCATGGCTCCGGAGACCTTCGTCCACACCTCGCTGCATGCATTGCTGATGGGCACCCAGTTCTTCTGGATGGCATTGGCAAGCTTTACCACCGCGCTTTTGGCGCTGTCCTCAAGGCCCATGGCATCTGCCAGTGCCCCTGCAAAGCTCACCATAGAACTGCGGGAGGAGAGCAGCTGGTCTTTCAGGTCGTTCACATCGTCTTTGCTCAGTGGATTGCCATTCAGGTCTTTGCCGTCCGCCAGCTGCTGCTGGATGAGCCGGGTCTTTTCCAGCTCGGCATTCATGTTCTGCAGTGCCTCCACCGTGCCGAGGATGCTGGTAGTAATGCCCTGATACTTTGCTTTTCTTGCCTCAGCGCTGTTTTCGCCGTACTGCTCCACCGCCTGCTTGTAGGCGTCCTCACGGTCTTTCAGGCTGCCATCGCCGTAGATGCTGGTCAGCAGGTCCATGCGGCTCTGCATCCGGCTCTGTTCGTCCTTGATGATGGAAAGCTGCGCATCCAGCTTGTTCAGCGACTGCTTGGCAATATCATTTTGAAGCTGCAAACTCTCGGTCTGCGCATCCAGATAGTCGTTCCAGGCTTCCTTTGTGCGCAGGTCGCTTTCGCCGTATTCCTTCCGCAGGGTCTCCCACTGCTCTTTTGCCTTGGCTTCCTTCTTCTGCTTCAGTTCCAGCTCGTTCTTCTGGTACTCGGTCTCCCGGTCGATCTTGTCCAGCTTTGAGGCAGTGTTGCTGTTCTGGGCCGTCCAGAGGTTATACTCTTTTTCCAGTGTACCAAGGTCGGTGTCATACCGCTTCGTGATGTCTTCAAACAGGCCGGTGTACTGGTCTGCCTGCAATTTCGCAAGGCTGGTCTTTTCGCTCAGCAGGCTGGCGTAGGCTTCCTTGGTCTCGGTCTTGTCCGCGCCCCAGCGCTTCAGCATTTCGTCGTACTTTGCCTGTGCAATGGCCACCCGGTCGGTCTGGTTCGCAATTTCTGCCGCCGCGTTCTCCATCTTCTTCGCCAGCAGCGTGTCCTCATCCGCGCTGTATTGGTTCTCGGTCTGCCACAGCTCGTACTCGCTGTCCAGTGCTTCACGTGCCGCCTTGTTTGCTTCCAGCTTCGGCTTGTACTTTTCCTCGATCTGCTGGGCCACGGTCTTCTTCGTGCCGGAGCCGGAGGATTTTTTGGTCTTGCCAGTGGTTGTACCGCCAGAACCGGTGGGGCTCGTATCTCCAGACCCAAAAAGTGTTCCAAGAATATCTTCCGCAGCATCATCTGCCACGGTATTCGGAGTCACATTCCGGTACTTGCTGATCTCTTTTTCGTACCACTCGTCAAACCAGTCGTCTTTGGAACCAGTTCGGACGTTCTTCGCCGCGCTCAGTCCGTTATAGAAACTGCTGGCTGCATCGCTGCCTTTGTTGAACATCCAACTGTTCAAACCATCAAACGTACCGGAAAGTCCAGATTTTACATTTTCACCAAATACCTTGGTTCCAGCATTCAGCTTCGCAATAGATGCTGTTCCATTCAGTCCATTTATAAGACCCGGTGCAAACCACTGGCCGAGCTCCCTCATCCAGGTCGAAGGCGAATTGATTCCAAACGCATTCCGAAAGAAATCCTTCACCTTATTGCACAGAGTCTGAACACCGTTGTTTGCAATCTGCACTGAAGCTCCAGTATTCAGGCCATTAGCAAGTCCCTGAGACATATATTCTCCGATTTTGCCAAAGAAGCCCGAAATCGTGCCAAGCAAGCCGCCAAACAAGTTTATCGGATTGAGATGTTCCGAAAGCCATGCAACAATATTTCCCAGCAGTTCACTCAGTGCACCTTTGATGCCGCCTCCCTCACCGCCACCATCCCATGCCCATGCGATCAGATCGATAATGGTCTGGATCACTACAGTGCCCAGCGTAAACAAAGCCTGTCCAATAGGCTCACTGCACTGTACGATGACATTGCAAATGGCCACGATGAGCTGAGCAAGTGCATTGCCGATTGCAGGAACGGCCTGTGCAATTGCGTTGCATACCGCTACAATAATTTCAGCGATTGCAATAGCAATGCTTCCAGCTGCTGTTCCAAGCCCTGCGATTACTCCAGCGATAAAAACGCCAATTGCAGAGCCAAGCGTTCCAAGTGCCACGACAAGTGCTTCCACCCGAAGAGGCATTAGGCTTACTGCTGCCATCGTTCCAAGCAGCAATGCAAAGCTTCCTGCCAGCAAACTCAGAGCTGCAGAAACAGCAATGACGATTGGACCTGCAAGCGACATTGTTCCAACAGCAATCGCGAAAATGCCAAGTGCCCCACCAACTGCGAGTAATCCATGCCCGATCTCTTCAAGTGACATTTCGCCAAGAGATTTCAGCGGAGAAACGAGAGCATTCAACACAACCGACATAATAAGGAACGAGGTTGCACTGCCAAGAGAGCCTTTTACAAGAGTCAGTGCGACACTCATTTCAATCAGTCCGCCTGCCATTGCTGCCAGTGCCACGCCGATCTGACCAAGTGTCATGCCGCCGAGGTTTGCCAGAGCATTGGATAGAATCAGCAGTCCTCCGGACAAAATAGTTAAGGCAGTTGCTGTTGAAAGCACATGTTCTGCCGGGTTGGACAACATGCTGAAAACCGCAATTTCGCCAAGAATCGCACCAAGTACACCAATTCCATTCTGGAGTTCGTCTACCGGCATCTTGCTGAATGCTGACACTGATTTTTCCAACACACTCAGTGCTGCTGCCAGTATCAAAATTCCCACTGCTTTTCCTGCCGTCAGTCCGCCAAAATTACTCAGCCCCGAAAACGCAGCAACTTCCGCCAGCAGTCCTGCTACGGCAATAAGACCCTTCTCAATGCCATCCCAGCCAAGGTCAGCCAACTGTTCTACTGCTTCTGCAAGGACACGAACTGCCGCAGCCATTGCAAGCATACTCATGGCATGCTTAGCACCATCTTTTGCCCATTTTGAAATTGCAACTTGTGCAGCAACCAGTTCTGCCATCACCGCGCCCAATGCGATAACTGAAGTCAGAAGCTTTCCGGTTTCAATTTCAGAAATCTTCTTCAGTGCAGACGTAAGGATCAGAACACCTGCTGCCATAACGACCATTGAACTGGTGCCTTTGCCAACTTTTTTGGTTTTTTTCGCAATTTCGTCATAAATTGCAAGCGCCACAAGCAGTTCAGCAAACAGTGCAATCATCGCTCCCGTAGATGCAGCCAACCGTTCTGGCTTCACCATCGAAAGCACAACAAGTGACCCAGCAAGAATTGCCACAGCGGTCGAAATTGTCTTGAGCGTTTCTGCGTTCTTGTTGTTTTTCCATGCAGTGACAGCTTCTCCTAACTTGTTAAGAAGTTCTGCCACACCCCCGATTGTGTCTTTAACGGTAGAGCCGATATCTTTAAAAGCTTCCAGAAAGCCCTTAATGCCTGCAATGAGCCCGGCAATCATTCCAGCATTCGCAAAACCCCAAAGTGCATTGCCATTCAGATTGCCAAAAGCACCGGATGCACCGCTTCCCAGTTCTTCAAAAATCTCCCCGATTTTATCAGCAAGCCATTTCAGCTTTGGTGTGATGAAAGAAATAAAATTTTCAAACCACTCGCCAAGGGTCTTTAACGGGTCGAACACGACAGAGACGTTATTCGATACATCAGTCAGTACCCCTGCAAAGGTCTGCATCCCTTCAGACACCTTTCCGATAATCCAGTGAATACCATCCAGTGTCGTCTTAAACGTCTTAGAGTTATTGACCGCATTGGCCATCTCAACCAAGCAATCGCCCAATGACGCGGTAATACTTAAAAAGCCGCCAGCAAGTGGAGATACAGCATTGAATACCTCCCCCAGAACCTTACCAACGGTTAAAAGCACATTTTTCCAAACATTCAGCACAGCAAAAATACCACTGAATGTTCGTTCGATTTTATCGGCTGTCTCGTCACTGATGCTGAGCTTTGCAGTAAACTCGTCAATTGACTTTGCGATGTTGTAGATCTGATCGGCCGTGATGGGCGAGAATATCTTCTGCCAGGCACGTGCTACCGGCTCCACAACTTTTTCAAGTGCCTCAAAAACATTCCAAATGGACTCGATCAGATGCTCCCGACCGGAGAGCTCACCGATTTTCTTGGAGTAAATATCAAGATCCAGGCTACCGTCTGCAACCTTCTGGTTAACTTCCTCAAAGCTCTTTGCCAGAGACCTCACCTGAGCAGGATCGAGTTTTTTGGCTTTTAAAGCATCGTCATTCAAAGCTCCCAGTACTGAAAGCTGCTTGTACGATTCTTTCAACCCATTTTGAAGCTGCTCAGCGGAAACACCTCCCTGCTGCAAAGCCTTGACAAAACTTCCGGCATCATCAATCTGTTTTTGACTGATTGAACCATTTGCAAGCATGACCTTTTCCAGCATCTGACTATAAAAGTCAGCACTGTCTCCCAGTGCGGTGCTCAACTGCTGCCAACCGGTATTCAGGCCTCCGGCCAACACGGTATTACGGGCTTCAGACGATTTGTTTATAAGATCTGAAAAGACGTCACTGAATCTTGTGAAAAGTTCTTTCGCCTCTTCAAAGTCACCAATAATCGTTTGCCAAGTCTGAGTCCATCCAGACTGCAGCGCTTCGGTCAAAGTATCTTTCAGCTGACTGAACGTTTTGACTTTTGTTGCAGCGTCATTTGCAGTCTTGCCCATCTCCATGATTTTCTTTATCTGCTCATCGGTGTATCCAATGGACTTCAAGGTTTCCTCATTGAGATCGCCAGTGAACTTCTGAAGAGTTTCAGTCAGAATAGACGAAGTCAGCCATCCCTTGGATAAGGTCTCACGGAAGGAACCTTCCTTTTTTATCATGCTATCAATGGCAATACCATGCACACGAGCGGTTTCTTTCAAGGCATCTTGAAACACCTGACCGCCCATACCAGCATTGACTACGGAGTTCCAATCCTGTAATTTCACAGTACCGGATGCGAGTGCCTGTGAGAGCTGATACATGGCTGTACTAGCCTGCTGGCTGGTCGAGCCAGATACAGCTGCAAGGTTTGCAATACCCTTAATAGCTGAAACGGAAGTATTCAAATCAACGCCTGCCGCTGTAAACGTACCAATGTTACGGGTCATTTCCGTAAAATTGTAAATCGTCAGGTCAGCATAGTGATTCAGCTCATCCAGTGCAGCATTGACTTGGTCCAACGTAGTGCCTTTGCTTGATGTATTGGCCAGAATCGTCTGAACTGCATTGATCTGTGTTTCATACTCCTGAAAGCCACTGATAATAGGATCAAGCGATAATGCTTTGACAAGCCGTTCACCAGCATCAACTGCCTGATTTGTAATCCGCATCAGCGCGGTTACGCCAATCACCTCGACAGCCGAGAATTTTTGGCTCAGATTATCAAGAGCATTCAGCAAAGCATTGAATTTTACCTTTTCTGATGCATCTGAGACTTTCTCAAAGCCTTTTTCCGCTCCTTTGAACATCAGTTTTTCGTTAAGTGCCGTCAAGCTTCGCATTGTCTGCTGAACTTTGTTTTCAAACAATGCGTTGTTGAACCGCATCTCTACGACGCGTTCATCTACTTCTTTACTCAAAGATTTCGCACCTCCTTCCACAATTCATCGGCCAGAGCAGAAAAAATCGGAGCCAAGGCAGGGTTAATGTAATCTACCCCCTGCACATAGGCTCCGTTTCTTGTGCCATGTCCGTATTGTAAGATCACTGCAATGGGCACTCCGTCCACAATGTTGCTGTTCTTCCAGCACAGCGTAGCCCCGCTCTTGTCCATTTTGATTTCGTAGCTCCAGCTTGCCGCCGTCTTTCCGGTGGCTTTCGGGGTGGCATCTGCAAGCCGCTCTACACCCAGCTTTCCGTATTTCTCAAGGATTGGTCGCACGCTCCAGCTCTTGATGTGGCTGAAAAAGGTCAGGCTTTTCTTAAAGTTGCCTTTCTGCCGGATCTCAATTACCTTGCTCAAAAGCTCTTACCCCCTCGAGTGAAACTTCGCCCTGCGCTGTGCATTCAGTGCCCGGATATGCGCCGCCTGCTCGTGTCTGCCCATCTTCTCGGGCGGCAGGTTCTCTTCACCGCAGGCCCGGATCAGTGCCAAAAGCCTGTTCAGGTGCCACTTTTCGCACTCGAATGGGATGCCGTAGCTTGCCATGGCGGCATAAAACAGGTCTGCCGTCTGGTAGCGTGCGCGCTTCTTGCCGCCTTTGCGGTCTTTAAAGGTCGCGGCCGTCATCGGGTCGCTCATATATCGTTGAATGGCCAGCCAGTCTTCCCGCCGCAGTCTTGTGTATACGGTCGGGTCCACGCCCTTTGTCAGAGTCATGCATCGGACGAAATCAAGCGTTTCTTCGCGTGTTTTCTTCACGTTTTCGTCCAAGTACGGCTTGTGCCACTTGCTTTCCCATTTAGACAGGGAGAGCAGACTGTACTCCAGTCGAAGCGCCACCGGTTTATCGTATGCAAACTGGTTGATTCGTTCATCCCAGCGTTCTCCACCGGGAATATGCAGCTCCAGCATTCTTTCACTCTCCCTGTACTCTTAAATGTGCTCCTTTAAAAGGCTCCCTCTTAGAGGGGCTGGCGCGTCAGCGCCTGAAGGAGTAAAAAAATAAAGACTGCCCGGAAATTTCCCGGCGCAGCCTCTCTCCGCCAAAGCGGCAAAATATCAGAGCTTATCAGCCCTGTTCCGATACCACGCTCAGTGCAGGCGCAGCGCTTGCGGTTGCGGCCATCTCCATAGCCGGGTTCTGATTGCGCAGGTCAGCAGGCATCAGGCCATTGATGAAATTTGCCGCCTTCTGCGCATCGGACATCAGCTCCATGTAAATTGCGCTGAAAGCCGGACTTGCCTCGAATTCTGCACGAATGGCATCATTCTTGAGGAACAGACGGCCATCGTCGCTCTTCTTACCGTAGGTCAGCAGCAGAACGTCCTTGAACAGTTTCATCAGCGCAGTCTGGTCATTGGCTGCCATAATGCGCTGGATGTAGCCCCTCATACCGCCTTCCACGCCCATCTGCATCTCTGTCAATTCGGCCATGGACAGGTTGAAGTAGAAGTCCTCGGTGCGCTGGTTGCCGTCATAGTCGGTATAGGAAATGGTCTTTTTCAGCATCTTAATCTCTCCTTATCGGTTCATTTTGATTTTTTCCTCTCAACAAAGCTCGCCCCTTCGGGAGAGCTGCAAGCAGCGCCGGCAAACGCCGGACTGCGCGCTGAGAGGGTGTTTTTACACAGCAGCCTTTACTGCAGCAATCAGCTCGTCCGGGGTGGGAAGCTTTGCATCATCGCTGTCGGTGCCATACAGCAGGTCTTCCACAGCCTTCATCTGGGCAGCCGTCAGCACAGTGCTGTCAAACTCCATCACGGCGACATCCTTATAGCCGGTCACGTTCACGGGCACGGTGTCGCACTCCCAGCTGAAGGTCTCGGCATCCGGGCTGTCGTTCATGGTCTCGTGGCTCTTCTCACTGGGCTGTGCGGTCGCATTCCACACCACATGGATGATATAGCCCTTGTCGGCATCCTCGTCGGTGCCCACCTTGGTCTGCCAGCTGAAGCCGAAGGCCTTGCGCTTCTGCTGACCGATGCGGATGCCCTTCACCGGGGCAGCCAGACCGTCGCAGGGCTCAAACTCCTCCGGATACATGTAGGCCTCAATAGTAAAGTCGTAGTCCTCGCCAGAGATCAGGCGGGCATACTTCATGTTGTCGGCCCACAGGTCAGTGGGTTCTGCGCCGCTGGGGCTCTCGGTCACGCCGGTCAGGCCATTCCATGCAGCGCCATTAGCCGTGCCTTCGTCTGCCTTGGGGTATACCATACCGTGGGAAACACCGGCATGGAACTTGCGGGTGCCGTCTACATCCCATTTTGCTCTTGCCATAGGTTTTGTCCTCCTTTATAAATAGGTATCAGTACCACACGCTGAATACGTCGTGGTATAAGTTGTCCGAAATAAAATGGCGGTCATGAGAAGCCTTTGCAAGCAAACCCATGGCCGCCGTCATTTCGCTGTCCGGTTTCGTGTCAATCACGGTAACAGAATAATGGAAGGTCTGGCGGTATACGCGGTCGTCAGCCTTCGGGCTGCGGATCTTTTCCAGCCTGTAGCAGATACAAGGGTATTTCATCCGCAGGTTTGCAGGCGGCTGGTAGTACACGTTTTCACTGCCGCACCGCTGTTTCACGATGCTGCGCAAAAGCGCATCCAGCCCGGAGCGTCTTTCACTAAGTTTCGTTGCCATGCCATAACCCTCCCAGCGTCAGCACGATGCGCGGGTACTCCACGCTCGCGTCCGTCACCTTCCATTTTCCGCCGTAAAGCGTCACATACCGGAGATTGCAAAAGTGCTCCTGAACATACGGGTCAGCGATGACACTTAACGTGTTCGCAAGGCTGATATCATCGTTCACCTTGTCGCCGGACTGTAACCTGCGCATGTTCCGTGTCAGGTCGCCGTAACAGTCACGCTCTGTCACGATTTCCGAGTAAACACTCGGCTCTGTCTCCTTGGTCTCCACGAAACCAAGCTTCCCAAACCACTTGCTCATAGCACTTTCACTCCATTTTGAATTTTCTGCTTACTTTTCGGCAGAAGCAGCCCATGCCTGGGTTTTCACGGTCTCACCGGTCACAACGGTGATCGCACCGGTCGCACCAAAGGCCACAGGCACCAGATAGTTTGCGCCCTCCACGATCATCAGACGGCCCTTCACGAAGGCATCCTCGATCTCGGCCTTGGTCACGGTCTCCTTATAACCTTCGTCGGCATACAGCTTGTGGTCAGCAGTCTTGCCATAGGCCACATAGTTTGCAACGTGCAGGTCCTTGCCCTGCTCATAGAGCTTGTTCAGCATTTTCTATCATCCTTTCCTTTGAAAAAGCTCCCTCATTGAGGGAGCTGGCGAACAGCGCCGCCGTCAGGTTGACTGTGAGACTGAAGGAGTCTCTCATGCAGCCCACTCAATGGCCATAGCGCTGTAGGGGCTGGTCAGTGCACCGGAGCAGCGGGTCTCGATCAGGTACTTCTGTGCGTTGAAGTCGATGTCAAAGTCATCGAACATGCTCACGGCACCGCCCTTGTCCGCACCCACGGTATAGTCGGCCAGGTTCACGATCACAGCAGCCAGATCACCGCCCTTGGCACCCTTGCGGCCTTCCATTTCGGGAATGGTCACGATCTTGGCAACACGCAGCTTGCGGGCCAGTGCGGCCTCGTCCGTATACAGCGGGTGGCCCATGCCGTCTTCCAGCAGCAGCATCTCGGTCAGGGCATCCTCGGTGGTAAACATAGTCGGGGTGCCGCTGCCGCGGTAGTCCTTGCGGGCACGGATGGCCTGCTTGATAAAGGCCTTGTACTTGTCCTCCACGGTGGAAAGGCCAGTGGTCTTCACCTGCACCTTGATGGTAAACAGGTCGGCGTCGTTGAATACCGGACGGATGCAGTTCTCATCGATCTTGTCACGGCTTGCTGCCATGCGGCCGTCACCCAGAATGTAGGCCAGTGCCAGCTCACGGTTCAACTTGTAGCGCATCTCGTTGCGCAGCCATGCCACCACATCAAAGCTGGTAATGTCTACCACATCGTCGCGATCCAGCTCCTGCTTCTTGTACACCGTGGTCGGGCCGGTGGAGCGGCGCAGCAGGCCGAACACCTCTTCAGTCTTGTAGTTGCCCTTCAGGTAGCCCTTGGCACGTGCATCGTCCTCGGTCAGATCGGCGAACAGGCTCTTGAAGCGGCTGAACGGGATGTGCTTCACGCCGCCCATCACCACGCTCACCCAGTCGTCGGGCTTGTCAATGATGCGGGGCGGGGTGTCCAGCAGGTGATCTTCCGGGAACAGCCAGTCGATGTTGTCAATGCCGTGGCACAAAGCGTCCACCTCACTGTCCTCAATGCCGGCATTTGCAAAAGCGGCCTTCATGGTGCCGCAGGTCTTGGCGGTCTTCACCACCTTGTTGATCTCGTCGATGCTGTGCTTCAGCACGGTGCCCTTCGTGTCCTTCTCAAATACGTTCTGCTTCACGGTTTCTTCCTCCTCATCGTCAGTCTCTTCGCCGTCACGCTCTTCCAGGGCCATGCCCATCAGTGCATGGCAGCACTCCTGCTGTTCGGGTGTCATGCTGTTGTACACCTCTTTCAGCGTCTTGCCATCCTTCTGTTCGTCCGCCATCTCGGCTTCCTCCTGTGTTGCTTCGTCGGTCGCTGCATCGCCGCTGTGTACAAGGTCGTCCAGCGGTTCACCGTCTGGGTCCAGTCCGTGGGCAATGCTCAGGCCGCCGTCTGTGTAGATGAATGCTTCGCCGCCCTCGTAGTCCTCGTCGGCACTGTGCTTCACCACCTCGTCGATCAGCGCACCCGGGTTGCAGCCTGCCAGCACAAGGCTCACTTCCTGAATAATGCCGTGCTGGACAGTGTTTCCGGTCTTCTTAATGCAGTTTGCATAGATGGAAAAAGCGTTCAGGTCGCCATTTTCCACGCAGGCCTTCGCGGTCCGGCCAGTATCCGTATCGTTGAACTTTGCGTAGCAATACATGCCCCCGGGCCGGTTCTCCAGCAGGCAATGGCCAAGGACGTTTTCCAGGTTGTCATGGTCATGGTTGTACACCATGGTCACAACTTTGCCGTCGCATTCCTGGAACGCATTCGGCGCAATGGTCAGGCCATCATAGCACTTGGTCTTTGCCTTCGTGGCCCAGCCGCTGCAGTCATAATCAAACTTCGCCATTTTGATTTGCCATACTCCTTTCTACGGCTTCCTTTCCAGCCGTGATCGTTTTGTTTCTCTCAGCAATTTCCGCATCGGATTGCGAAATATTGCTGTTCCGCAGTTCGTCCGCCTTCGGGTCCTTCGAGGGCTTCATTCCCAGCAGCTGCCGGAACTCGTTGCTCGTCAGGATCTCGTTGCGGGTAAACTTGTCCGCCATCTCGGCAACGGCGCTCACCGGTGCCAGCTTGAACGGGTCGCGGAAGTACAGCACACTCTCGCGGCCTTCCTTCCGGTCCTCTTCGGTCAAAAACTTTCGCTTCAGCTCGTCTACGGCTGCTGCCACAAGGGGCTCAATGGTACGGTTCTCATAGTTCGTCATCACCGCATCGCTTGCTGTACCGTTCATGATCTCCGGGGTAATGCCTAACTGGCTGTATGCCATGTTGGTCAGGTATTCCACGGTTTTCAGGAGGTTATTTTCAAGGCTGCGGTTCAGCTGCGTAATGTGTTCCGAACCATCGGTATAGGCAATGCCGTATTTAGAGCCGGTCAACTGCCGCTCAATCTCGGCTCTCCGGTCGTCCGCTCTTTTTTTCTGGATTTCGTTGCGCACTACATATGGTAGCTGGATGATGAGGTCCAGCTTTTCAGACCCCAGCTGGTCATCCACCACGTCCATCAGGTTCAGCTTGCGGACAAGGCGCTGGATGGTGCCGTTCGGCTCGTTCATCACGGCATAGAACGGGTTCTCGATCAGGGCCACTTCTGCTTTCGGCAGGGTGATCTCCTCTTTCTGTCCGGTCTGGTCGTTATACACTTCCAGCCGCACATCATCGGGGTACCATTCCTTCACCTTTGCCACCCGCATGGAAAGGATCTTTTCTTTGCCGGTCTCTTCGTCCACATCCACGTCCACCGGCACCAGCGCTGCCACGCCCTCGTCCAGTACAGAGAGGAACATGTCATACCGCAGCGCCCTGCCGGTCTGGTCCTTGTTGCCGGAAAGGTTCAGACAGCAATTAAGGCCCGAATCAACGGTTTCGTCGTAGCGTCCGTTTTCATCGAGCCTTACGTGGTTTATTGTGATGCCCGCTGCGTCCATGGCAATGCGGGTGTATATGGCGGTCATGATCGTACGGTCATTCGCACGGTTCAGCCGTACCCGGTCAGGCCGGTAGCTGCTCCCTCCGCCATAGTAGTTCTTCCCGGGAGGGTCCCGGTTCGTAAAGGCGTTCCACGCCCGTTTCAGGCGGGAGCCAATCGTTGCTTCACTTCTCATAGATGCCTTTCTTATTCTGAGTGAACCTTCATCGTGCTCATACGATTCTGGATTTTCTTTGAGGCAATAAGATTTTTTCCGATTTTTGCCACAGCGTTGTAGTTGTTGTACAATGTGCTTATGGTTCCTAATGCTGATGCGGCCGTTCCGGCTGTCGCAAGCATCTTTTTCACATTGCTCGGAGTAGCAATCAGTGATTCATACTGCTTTTCTTTTTGCAACCGGTTAATTTTAGCATTAAGTTCTTCATCGCTCAGCACTCGAACACTCTTTTTCTCATGCGCTCGCGTATAGTCTGAATGTGCATGAGTTTTAGGAGTTGAACTCCGCTCTTTTCCCGCCTCTTCCATAAGTTCAGCAGCTTTTTGTTTGCCTGCAGCAACAAATGGCTCTAACTTGCCAGACTTTGCCAAGCGATACCCGCCATACGTTCCCAATGCAGCAACCGCTAACGCTGCGCCGATTTTCAACGCCCTTTTTTGTTTGTCTGAAAGCCCAACTCTCTTTTGTGACTTTTCATCTGTTCCTTCAGCGTTACTCCCTACATATCGGCTTCGTCCTGCCGCAGTCAGAGTCCCATCTTTATTTTGATATCGACGCACGCCCCATTTCATGCCCTTGATGCCCCAATGGTAAAGTTCATCGTTATAGCTGTGCATATAATCACCTCCTCTCTAATAAGAAATCCTCTATTGAAAGCGATTTCATTGTTTCTTTTTTCGACTGCTCCTTGCAAATATAGATTATCTGCTGTATGATAGATTCACAAACTACGAGGAGGCTGTCATTATGGCCAGTAACGAACTGCTTTCTACAAAAGACCTCAACTGCGAAATCGTTCCAAGCGATATCCCGTTTGACTTTAGTGATAAGACACGGTTCCGAAAAGTTGAGTTTCCAGAGCAAACTGGAGTTACCGCCAATTCTTTGCTTCAACTTCTTCCCCCAGCCATTGTTTCAGATACTGCTTCCAAAACCTACATTTTGAAATTTCCAGAAGGTGTCCAGGGAGTGCTCTTGCATCTTCGCAACGGAGGCTATGCCACGACTGTGGTTGATGCTAGTTCGCATTTTAGTGGAACCGCATCCTTGCATCCAATCAATCCAGCATCCGTTGCCCTATTTAATGCCTTTAGCATTGCTTCTTTCGCAACCGGGCAATACTTTCTCTCCGATATTTCGTCTAAAATGTCGGAAATCAGCCGAAAACTTGACGATGTCCTTAGTTTTTTAGAGGACTCCAAGCGCACAGAACTTCTTTCCGAGCTGACATTTGTGAAATATGCCGTTGGAAATTATTCCACAATCATGTTAAGCGAGCCCCAGCGCATAGCTACTCTAACGAATATCCAGCGTTCTAAGATTCGAGCGATTGCGGACATCGACTTTTACACAACCGAACTAGAGCACCGGGTCAATGCAAAAGACGCTAAAAAGAATCAGGAGCCTGTTCTAATTGCAAAACAGAACCTTGACTTATCATCACAGCTCTATGCAATCAGCACTATCATGGAAGTCTATTATGCACAAAACTGGAATGCTGTTTATCTGGAAAGTGTTCTTGCAGAGGCAGACCTACTGCTGGGGCACACGAAAAACAAAATTTCCGATGCCATTAGCCCTTACGCAAAGGATATCCGAGAAGCACACAAGGCGGCCTTCCTCAAAAAAGATCCTGCCCCCTTTACTCAATCCGAAAAGAGCATTCTAAAAATATCTGATAATCTTACAAAACAGGTGCTAAGTCCACTGGTTACGGTAATTAAAAATGCACTAAATGAACCCATGAACCCCTCCGAGCTATATTTGACTCAGGACGGATTTATGTACCAAAAAGTCTAGTCATTGTAGTGGGGAACTCTGCTTACGGTTTATATTGCAATTACAGTATTTCAGATGCTGTAATCACTCAAATGCATCCCGGTTCTGCTTCCACGCAATGTAAGCATCCATCATAGCTGCCACAGCATCGATCTTCTGGTCCTGCCGCTGCTTGTAAAGCTTCCGGTTGCCGTTGGTGTCCACCAGTGCAATGCAGTTGCCCATTGCAAACTGCATCAGCTTTTCGTCAAACAGCAGCTTCCGCTGTTCGCTCAGCTTTTTCAGCTCGCCCAGCGGCACGCTCTCGGTCCTCGCACCCTGAATCACCTTCGTAATACCAAAGGTGCCATTCTCCTGCCCCCAGCGCTCCACGAATTCCTGCGCGTTGTAGGGGTCGTAGCCAAACGCCCGCACGTCGTACTGGTTCTGCTGCACGAAGTTATCAAGGTCTTCATACACCTGCATCATGTCCAGCACTGTGCCGTCAAATACGAATAGTGTCCCCTCTTTCATGAACTCTTCGTACTGGTTTCTCCGGCTCACGGGCAGTTGGCTCAGGGTGTAGCTGGTAATGTAGTCCCTTGTCTTTACCCCAAAATATCCGCTTGAAAGCGGAAACAAAAACGTAAACGCACAAAAATCATCGCCCATGCTCAGGTCCGCGCCCATGGCGCACGGCATCTGCCAGTAGCTTCTCGGTCGGTGGCAAAGGGTCTCTTCATACGGAAAAAAGTATGTGTACCCCTCCATCGGCAGATTGAAGCGCTTTGCAAGGATGTCATTCCGAGCACTGGGCGATTTTTCGGCTCGTTCTACGTCCAGCTGGTAGGTCTCGTAGCTCACGGTCTTGCCAAGGTTCGGGTTTGCCTTCAGCCACATCTCCGGTCGGCCCACTTCCTCAATGCTGTCCAGCTTGTAGTACCAGATAGAGACATGTGGGTTTACGTACTCCCCCTTCAGGATGCTCAGCAACTCCATTTTGATGTCGTCGCCGCATCCGTTACGCACCGTGCCCTCGCTGCTTGCCGCAACGATCAGGTAGTTCTCGTTTTTCGCCGCGCCCTGCTCAATGGCACCAATGGGATCTTCCCGGATGTCACAGCTTAGCCATTCGTCCACGGTAGCCACCGTGTCGCGCCGGCCCTGCAGTTTTTCGATGGTCATGGGGCGCACTTCCAAAAGGCTGTTGGTCACAAAGTTCTCAATGCCTTTCTTCGTGCTTGCCATCTTCACGCGGTCTGCTTTCGCGCCGGTGGTGTTCTGCAGGCTGCCATCGGTCATGAACTTCAGCACCGGCCCTTTTGCCCGCGCCAATGCGGTGCGGAAGGGTGCCAGCACTTCCTCGGCCTGCTTCATAGTAGGCGCTGTTGTCAGCTGCTGGGTGGTGTTCGTGTTGGCGGTCATAAAGTATGCCTGCAAGAACTCCAGATACATGGTCTTTGCGGCCGAACGTGTGATAATAAGGTACTGCTTCGTTACCAGACGCTTTTTGATGCGTTTGGTCTCGTAGTGCCCGCCTGCCCCGTGGGGGTTCGGCACATACACGCTCCGCTCCACAAAGTAGTACCAGCCAAAGATCTGTTCTGCCCACAGCTTAAAGCTGTCCAGCATCTTCACATCGCCGCCGTCGGTCAGGGTCAGCTCGTCCTCGCAGAACGCAATAAAGCCGTTGATGGCCTTATCGTCATAGTAGATGCCCGGGTTTGCGATCAGGTCGTCGATCCGGTTCATCTCCATGCTGATTTCTCTGCAAACGGGGATCTCCCCGCGCATCACGGCCTCCCGGAACCGGCCGTAGTAGATCGGCGTTGCCGTGTTCGAGAGTGCCATTTTGATTTTTCAGCTCCTGTTTTATGTATCAGCCTTTACAGTCCCTTGCTCCGTAATTTTCTCAGCGTTCGCCTTGTCCTCAGCTCCTTACTGTACGATTTCCTCAAAGCCGCTCTTCACCAGAATGGCTTTCACCTTCTCCTTCAGCAGGCGGGGGCAGCGGGCATACATTGCCTTTGCTTCCTCGGTCGTCTCGCAGCTCATGATCTCCTGTGCCCACAACATTGCCATCATAAAAATAGTCCTTTCCAGTTTTCTGTAAACTCGTTTAAGCATATACGATTTCGCTCATTTCCATCAGACACTGCTTGATCATCGTATTTTCTTCTTTCAGTGTCTTGTTATCTTCCTGCAGTGCTTCCAGCTTCTCTTTAAGTGTCGGCTCCGGTTTGGGCTGGTCCGCAGGGTCAGACTTTACTCCGCCGTCCGTTACCTCGTAGCAGCCCGGTTTATCCGCGATGCTCCACAACGTATCGCCCACAGCGCAGGCGGCATTGTGGGCGTTTACTGCTTCCACCATAGCGGTGTATGCATCGCACTGCGCCTGTGTCTCCACAGGTTTTGCAAGGGCATATCCTATTTTGATTTCCATGCTGCACATCCTTTACTTCCAGCGACCTATGACGACAATACTTCCTTTATAGTCACTGTGTACACATAATTCAGTAGTAGTACGGTTGTATACGCAACATGCTACGTCGGTGCTGTAGGTTATGCTTTCGCCAAGAGTAAAACCGGCACCATAATTTGTGTTAGCAAATGGCACAGGAAACTGAAAATAGGGATAGTAATTCTTGCGAGGCCATTCGCCGAATTCGAGCCAGCAAATCTGTGTGCCATTGCTGAATCTAATATAATTTGTACCGCTAGTGGTGATGTCGCTGCCGATCCCGTCCAGCTTCTTTTTGTCGGCAGCACTCATCAAACCCGCCGCGCGCTGGGTGGCATTGCCATAGGTAGTGTTGGTTGTCGGCGGTGTGTAGCCCAATGCCGCTGTGACATTGGCTTTGGTCAGGCTCAGCAGGCCGCTGGCAATGGTAAGGTTCGAGCCAATTTTCACGAGGCCAAGCGCACTTGCGGTTGCAGCGTCGTAGGTATGATCCGTAAACACCGCATCTGCGGGTACGGTCTTTTTCAGTTCGTAGGTACACGCAACTGGTTTGCCGCCAGAAAAACACACCGGCTTGGTAGTACTGCCCGCCGTCGCAGTGTCAAGTTTTACAGCGCTGGTAGCACTGCCGCCTGCAGATGCAGAACCCGCGTAGCTGTGCGCGTGGTTCTTGGCCGCAAATACGCTTTCCGCCTTGCTCTTGATGTACGCCCACAGCGTACTCATGGGCCTGCGGTGGAAGGTGGTGGTGCTGGTGCCGCCGCCAACGTACTGGCTCACATAGTAGTCCGCATCAGTAGGGGTCGAAGCATCGGTGGTCAGCGCGTTGATCATCGTGTTCAGGTCATCGGCGGTCTTGTTTGCTTTGTCAGTCAGCTTTTTATCCACCTGCGTGCGGGTGTAGTAGTCGCTCATGTTTACCGTCACCATGCTGTCACGCCAGGCATTGGTGTCGCAGTCCCATACCCAGATGCTGTCCGTGGTGCCCACCACAGCCCACCAGCCGTTTTCACCCACGGGCACCGCAGCAGTCAGGGCGTCTGAGGTCTCATACCAGCCCTGCGCGCCCAGCGTAATGGTGCGCACCTGCTCGAAATATTCCTTTGTGGCCTGCAGGTATTCACCGGATTTTGTTTCGCTGCCCTTCGCATTGGATGCGCTTGTGCCCGCATTGGTCTCGCTGGTCTTGGCAGCGCTTGCGCTGGTGCTGGAAGCGCTGGCTGCACCTGTGGCAGTGCTGGCCGCGCTGGATGCTGTCTGGGCATCTTTTTTTGCGGCTGCTGCACTGTTAGCAGCTGCGGTTTTGCTGGTATTGGCATCATCTCGCGCCGCTTCGGCTTTCTTTGCGTTGGCCTGAGCACTGGCGGCGCTGGTGCTGGCATTCGTTTCACTAGTCTTTGCTGCGCTTGCGCTGGTGCTGGCATTCGTTTCACTCGTTTTTGCGACCTTCGCACTGGTCATGGAGTTTGTCTCCGAGGTCTTTGCCGCACTGGCCGAACTGGCAGCAGTTGTTTCGCTGGCCTTTGCTGCCTTTGCACTGGCGGCAGCGGCATTCGCAAAGGTCTGTCCGTATGCCTCCACTTCCGCCTTCAGCGTCGCCATAAAGTCCCGGATCTCAGGAATGTCAGTTTTTGTGTCTACCACCAGGCCTTCCAGGCATTTTGCCTTGCCAAGCGTCGTGTGGAACGCACAGTTCACCATTCCGCCAGTGGTAATAAGGCCCACCACAATAAAGAACACATCGCCCTGATACGCTACAGCATCCGCCGCCACAATCCAGTCAAACACCACCGCATTGCCTTCGGTGTGTTTGCTCGTCACCGTGTAATAGTTTTTGTCACCGTTTGCATTCTGGTAGTTGATGCGCAGGTCAAACTTCGACATATCGTATCCGCGCCATGTTTTGTTCATTCTAAATCGGATGCGGTTCGCGTCTTTATCTCCCTCAACGCCCAGCACCACACCGCGTTCTGGCACAGCGATCACTCGCAGGTCTTCATCGATCACAAAATCGTAAGCGGTATCTTCTTCGCTCACATCTGCCATTGCTGCAAACTGCTTGTCCAAATCCACCATGTCACTTCACCTGCTCGATCAGTACCTTGTTTGTCATCATCCGCGTCTTGCCATTCTGGCCAGCAAGATACACCTTAAAGCTTTTTCCGTCCGTCACCTCGTCGGGTACGGCGCACTCACCTTCCGCGCTCACAGTCACCGCATATTCGTCATTGAACACAGCAATTTTCTTGGCCATAAGCCACTCCGGGTCACTCTGCTCAAAGTGGCAGCGCAGATAGCCTTTGCTTCCGGCTGTCACGCCGGCAAAATCACCGCGCTTTGCCAGCTGCTGCCCTTCCACGGCAAACTTCAGCATCCGCATTGTTTCTCCTCCCTGTCGCACTCGGCATACAGCCGCCATTCCAGTTCGCTGATAAGGTTTTTGGTCGCTTCCATCGTGCTGGAACTCTGCGGCGGGTCAAACAGCATCTTCACCTTCAGCGCCGTATAGCTCTTTACCGCTTCAATGTCTGCCCTGTTCTGGCAAAACTCGCTCCATGTTGCCGTTGCATCGCTGATGCCAAAGCCCTCCTGAGGCCCAACACCCATCTGCCGCAGGATCATCAGCACGCTGTTGATGTGCATAATAAGGTCTGCATCAAACGCCGTATACTCCTCGGTAAGTCCAAGGAGTTTCTTCACCGAGGTAAGGATACTGTCCATTTCCGATCACCTCAGTCTACAATGCACTGGTTGTCCCACTTCTTGTAGGCGTCCAGATAGGTCTCGCCCTTATCGCCGTCGTGGGTGATCTCGTAGTACATACCGTCAGACACGGTGGTACTCACCAACGCCTTCCAATTCTGCAGGGTTTTGCTGAACCATACGATGAACACGTCCTCCATCGTCAGCTTCTTGCCGTCGGTCACGTCCACGTGAGCGTTAAAGTAGTCCACCACCAGCTGCTTTGCGCGGTTCAGCATTGCATCGTTTTTCATTTTGTTTTCCTCCTTTTATTATTCCTCGTGATCCATCACGCCCTCGGCTGCAATGGCTGCATTAGCCCAGAACAATGCCTCGTCCAGCTTTGTCAGTGCCAGACTGCGTTCCCGACTTGGTGCAATACGCCGCACCATTCCTTCTGCCTCCTGCATCTTCAGCCGCAGGTTTGTGCTGTATGCCGCTTCCGCAACATTGAATTTTCGTACAGGGTACATCTTCATTTCCTCCATGGGCATGTGTCGCCCGGTCGTCTTTCGGCAAATGCAGGCTTTAGGATCGTATCATCTCCATAGTGGATGGCCTTGTGGGTCCGATCGCTCACGCAGATCACGTTTTCCGGGTCCAGAAGTGCGTCTGAGTGCTGAAGCACGTCCTCTTTCGTCAGCGGGTTCAGATGGTGGATAATAATGCGCGGCCGGATGGGTTTGCCGTTTCGTATCACCCAGTCGGTGATCTCGTGGTCTTTGCACGCAAGGTCACACCCAGCGTCCCGTACAATGATCCTGTCCCGGAACTGCCGCCACTCTCTTGACTGGTAAAAACTCTGATTTAGCCACCGGTCAAAGCCAAAAGTATCAAATCCAACTTTGCCGTGGAGCTGCAAATAATGGAAACGGTCTTCAAAGGTCGCATGCTGGCAAAGTTCAGTATAGGTCTTCATAAGCAGCTCAAGCACCAGCAGATCATGGCGAATACCGTGCAGATCATAGAGAGGCAAATCAACTTACTATGCAGGTTCTTATGGTCTTCCATTTCGTCATGGTAAGCGCATATAAATGTAAAAATCAGAGTACACCAACAGCCAAATCCGCCGAACCACTTATCAATAATTTGTGGAAGCCCGACCGCAATAGCCGTCAAAAGCGACAGAATACTAGGAGGCAAATACCACCAGTACCGCTTGTTTGTCAGTCGTTCTCGGTCTGTGAACAAGCATGCAAGCATGATCCACGGCATCGCCGCCATCAGCCAGAAGCAGATTTCTTCAAATGCCGTCATCATAAAAATCCTTTCTTCCGCAACATGCCATCTGTAAGCAGCATCGATGCCCATGCAACTGCTCCAGTCAAAAAGAACTGCCTTCCATTCGCACAGGATATTGCGCTTTACCAGAAAAACCGCTGCTGTAAAGTAGATAAAAACAGCACTGCCAGAACGACTCAGGCTGCATAAGAGCTTTTAAAACTCATAGTCTGGGGCCTCGTCTTCGTCCACGCCATTGTACTTTGCCATGGCTTTCAGCACATTTGCGTACATTTCTTTGGTGTCCTTTGCGTTTTCTAGTGTCTCGGTCTTTGCCCGGAGCAGTTTGTTTTCTTCTTCCAGTTTTTTCTTTTCAAGGTCCGCTTTCATAGTAGCCAGCTTCAGGAAGTGCGTTGTTTCTGCACTGGAAGCCGTCCCTTCTCGTAGCCTTCTTTCCACCAGTTGCATGGTCAGGTTTATCATGTACTGTTCCTGTGCTTCCGGACTTGTTGCAGGCCGGGCCGAAGCCACAGCCGCTTCTCCCGGTGTGTTCTTCTTCGGTCGCATTCAAAAGGCCCTCTTTCTTTTGTTGTCTAAAATTCAGTTTTTGCAAAGGCTTATGGGTGCTGTGGCAGTGCTTTTCATTTGAAGGGAGAAAGCAAACATTCCGTATAAAGGAGAACAATACAGAATGCCCGATGCCGATGGAGGTCGAACGTCATGAACTCAGAAAGCTCTTAGGAGGCGCGCACCCCATAAGCCCTTGCAAAAACTGCCGAAACCTCAGTCTACACCCCAAGGCCTCGGCAGCATGTTTAAAGCCCAAATATCAATTTTCCCTCCGGGGAAATATCAAAGACCGGCGCGATTTGAGAGGGGGG